GAAGTATTACCTATTCCACGCACGGTCTGGTTGCTTGCAGTAAAGTTAATCGTATCAGTATAGCTACCGGGAGCTATTAGAAATACCTCGCCACCAGAAGTATGTGCGTCGAGTGCTGTCTGGATGCTGGTATAGTCACCACCCGATTGGGCAACAACGTATACATCTTCCCAAGGCGTTGCTAATGCCGCAGCGGTAACAACACCATCCACTACACTGAAATCAACCGCTCCATCTGTACCAATAACGCGAAAGCCATCGTTGTATACCACGCTAGTCTGTGTATTTCTCAAATAGCTCTCTTTTATTTCTATAGCGGTCAACACCCGCTTTGTAATCTTCAGCTTAGCAACCTTTCCATTAAACGTATTGCCAAGCACCCAATTATTACCAGTATTAAAATCCGCCCCAACGTTAAAATAATCCGTTGCAGTTTTAGTTAACACTCCATTAACGTAACCATAGAAATTTCGCCCTGACTTAATAAAGACCAGATAATTCCACGAATCATTAGTTACACTTGTTCGTGAATTTATATAATTATCAACCTCGGCCTCAGCCCTAAACACCCAAGATGTATTAGTGTCCTTGCACAGATTGAAGTTGCCAGCACTATACCAGTTACCCTTCCGTAGCCCACCTGTTCCTGCTGTTGCGTCACCTGCATAACAATACATTTCTATACTAAAATCAGACGTTCCGAGTCTATTATTAACGTCGTCACTGATGGTAACATAATCAGCAGCCGTTCCATCCATCAACAGAGAATGACCACCCCATGCAGTATCATTCTGTACCCATGTAGAGGCGGTAATCGTTCCATCCCAACCACCATTGGATGCGTCATAAAGAGACGTACCGGCTCCTTCGCCAAACGAGAAGTCGAAAACAACCTCGCTATTTGCTGGCGATGGGTAGTAATCTTTTCTTGCACCGTTAGGGAGGTACACATCGGGTATCTCATAAGCAACGCCTGCCGAGGCAGTCATCGACCCGGCAGTATGTGTGTTGTCGCCTGTATCGCTATTGTTGCCTGTAAAAGCAATGTCACCCGGAACAGCAATATCGCCACCTAATATATTAGATTGCGCTGCACCGGTATACCTATAGTTCCCAAGAATTATGGAGTTAATTCCATTGTTCGTATAAAAACCACTTAAATGGCTTCTGTTACTCTGAATCGTACAACCATATACATCATCATTAATCAGCACCTGCCCTAATCCAAAATTGTTTCCCTCGAAAGATATTCCACATAGCTTATTCCCAGAGCCGCTAGCTCCCAAAATCACAGAATTTGTTGCCACACCGCTTGCAATGTTACCGCAGCCCTTAACTGACAAAGTATTTCCAAAAGCTTTGTGTATCGCTTCTCCCGCCCCTGTAATTTCAAACCAAGTACCAGCGATAGACGTGCCGCTCTTACGAATATATATACCGGCGTCGGAGATGGTGCCCTGAATCGTTCCACCTACTACATTCAGTCCCGCAGAATTTTGATAGATACCTATATCACTAGCCTGTATAAGGCAACCGATAACATTCCACGCATTTGAAGTATTCTCAAACGAAATCGCACTTCCGCAGTACGCTAAATCACAATCCCGAATATTGCCCATTAGAGCGTTCTTAAACCGGAACCCATAGTCCCAGTAAACACCCGCTGACCGCGTAACCTTCACGTTATCTATTATCCAAGAGGTCGCATAAAAGTTCGTACCATCAACATGAAGCGCACATTCAGCATTGGCATTTGTTGTAGAAAGTGCGAAATCCCTGAGCGTTACATTAGCCAGATACCCACTATCATCAGTATATAGAGCGTCTCCGGCATTAGTAAATTCCAATATAGAGCCAGAACCAACACCCTGTATAACAATATCAGAATAGTCCAATAGGATTGCCGTATCGCAAACCCATGTACCAGCGGGGATAATTACCACTCCACCAGTAGCACCAGCAGCCGTTACAGCAGCTTGCAATCCAGCGGAGGCATCAGCAGCCGTTGCGCCGTAAGCTACAATATCGTAACCACGTAAGCCATCATTCACCAAGTCGGTCGTTATCGTATAGCCAGCATCCCATATAGCCGTAAGAGATACTGAGCCATCTTTAAGTAAAGCGTTAGTAGCAATAGCAAAATCTGATGCAGGATGACCTTCAAGATAACTTACATTAAGATTTGGTACTACAGTGGCAGATGTGACACCGAAGGGCGCGGTACCTATAGCTATGTCTGAAATAAACCTAGTGCCAGTGATGGTATAGGGGCCAGCATCCCAGTTAGCTGTAAGAGATACTGAGCCATCTTTATGGATAGACCATGGGTCAATCTCTACTCCTGCGCCACCCTGTACTTGCGGACTTCTATCCCTCATGGAGGCAAAAGATAAAGAGCAAAACAATGTAAAAATAACAATTAGTATAACTAGTCGTTTCACTTACATCGCCCTCCCCGTAATCTGTATTTCGCATAAAGAACCAGTGGCAGTTCCAGTTCCTTTAATAGACACCCTAAGCCATTCCCCACGACTAGGAATAGGCTGTATAAAATTAACAGTAGCAGCACCAAGCGTTTCCGTATAATATAACGGTACAACAGTTATAACACCAGAAGCCACTGATTCAGTTACCTCATCACACCAATTAACTTTATCAGCACTAAATTGGAACTTGTACTGCACAGAAGTCAAACTACCTTTAGTAATAAGAAAAAAGACTCCTATATTATTAGTACCTTTCAACTGTATAGAATCGGTAGCAACGTAACCTGTAGTCAATATAGCAGAGTCTCGTAGAATTGCGACACCACCACGGTTAGCATAAGCACTGTAAGTTTCACCAAGATAAATATCTACAGCATAAGCTACATTAACCACTAAGGCAGTTAAAAGTAATACCGTTACAATAGTTCTAATACTAAAATTCTCTGTTCGTCGCACTTTCTATCACCTCTCTATCAACTATATTATCATAACCAGCAAACGGAAACATTAAACCCATGCCTCTGGCTTCAATATATACATCCATAGCACTCTCATTATATATAGTCTTTATCCTAGCATGAGAACCATGCTGTCTATTCAATGGCACCGTCCATGAAAGTTGCTTACCAGCATAATCAATTTCACTCATATTCTGAAAACGAGTTCGATAAGCAGTTTCCAAATTGCCATTTACCAACTCAAAGTAATCTATCAATACGGTAATATTACGACGACCAACATCTTGTGCGGTAATTAACAACTTGATTCTAGGGTTACCAGCCATTTTGTAAACAACAAACCCACTAGGCCCCGTTTCTGCGCCTGCGCCAATGTTCAATGTCTCGCCAAACATATTAACAAAATCTACTAAAGCGTTTCTGTCCTCTATGCCATTCCAATTATACACAACATGAGTAGCTGTTTGTGTACCGTATAGCCTACATACGATTGTATCAAACACTAACAACAAAAAATTCACCCTCTACTCACCATCCTCACCAAAATCTTGGTTAGAGTCCTCGATACCTTTATCTACCATCAACTCCAAATATCTATCATCGGCTTCTTGCTCAGGCGTTTTACCATATACCTTTTCTTCGTATTCCTCGTCCCCATACAATCTTTTCTCAGGCATTGTAACATCTCCACCATGATTTGCACCTATCATAGTATATCCACCATTTCTATACTTAGTCGCTTTGTCTTTGCGGCCATTTACCCACTGGTTTATTGACTTATCAAAATAAGCAGGTATATCATCCAGCATAACAGGCTTTTGTTCGCTATAATCTATAACCATATTATGCCTACAACTACACATAGGCGGGAAAGTATTTCCTAATTTTCTTAATTCCTCAACTTTCTCACCGCAATTTTCACATATAAAACAATATATTGGCATCTTACCCCGCCTGATTCATCTGTATCGGTGGCTGCGTACCCGGATTAGCAACTCTCGAATTCTGTATATCCCCTACTAACTGAGGTTGCTGCTGGGTAGCTGCATTACCACCTTGCTGTATACCATTAAATATAACCAATTCCTCTGCCATGTTAAAGCCTAGCGCATCTACAGACATATTAGCCAAAGCTACTGGATTCAAAAAACCTTCTGGAACCAATTGCCGCAACATCATTAACTTTTCTATCCGCTCTTTCCTTGAATTTAATGCCGTCATACCATAATCAACTACAAATTTAGAAGCATCAAAGGGGCCGAATTGAGATACAGGATAAATATATTCTTGTCCCAATCCAGCCATCTCAACTAATTTAGCTGGTGGGTATTCTAAACTTACTACATAAAGTAATTTAGTCACCGCAGCCGAAGCAAACCTAGAAAACATTTTCTTTCTCATGGCATTTCTAACATCAGACGCAGCCTTCAACATACTGGCCTCGTATTTAGTCTCAACACCAGCTTCATGCCTGCCTTGCTCTTGCTGTGTAACCCCACTCAAAAGCCTTATCATCTCACCCAAACTATTTTTAGATGTTTCAAATATATATTGAGTTTTAGATGTACCATAATCTAATACTTCTACAAAATCTTTTATATCTGGAACCTGAATTATCTGATTACCTGTACTGGCTTCTAATTGCTTCAAACCAGTATCATCTAAATTACCAGCCTTAACTAATACTTTGGTTAACCCCTCAAGTTGCACCCTGTTCATCTCATAGGTCTGTACCTCGCTGTAATCCTTTATATGCTTTTCTATGGATTGGGATACCGAATCACCCCATACTTGATTGCCGGGTCTTGGAAAGAAGGAAAGGTTTTGGTAAGGATTTATACTATATGGTTCGGGGCCTTCATAAAGGAAGCCCTCCATCTCATTAGCACATACTAGCATTTTTCCATTTCTAAAGTCGTGTATCTCTTGAAGTAATACATATTCATCATTATTGTCTATAGTTTGTGTTCCGTCTTTTGTAACATATCTTGTCTCAAATTGATATATCTTTTCAGCGGAAGCAGTGGGAACAAGTTTATTTACCAGTCGTTTATTATATCCCGGTGTTGATTTTACATCATCTATATGCGCCCACGTCTGCTGTATAATAAAGGGAATATCGCGCCATCTTTTAACTGAATAATCAGGCCATATCTCAAATAATGATGAGTAACTGGTAAAGGCCGACCTTAGTATGCCATGGGGAATCGTTAGACCAGAAGCCCACGGCTGTGAACCTATCATCACATCGTCCCAATATCCGACTTTAGTTATTCCATCACCAAGTAATAATCCATCATAAGCGCAAAGCAAGAACTCTTCATATAAATCTAGGTTACGTTCTAAATATTCTGCAACCTTTTCCCAAAAGAAAGCTTGGTCAACAAATTGCGGGCTGTATGCCCTGATTTCTATCTCTGGCGGCTCAAGTATTAGATGAGGTATAATACTCATCAATGTGCTTTTTAGCAAATTTACATCAGCCGGTTTGTTTCCATCTGGTAAGTTCAAACCCTTCCATAAGTTATCATCCATCATATTCATCCAACGAGCCCAGTTAGTCTCATATGGATACCGAGCAAACTCGGCGTTTTTTATTCTGGATTGCCAGCGATTGTATAAATCACCCTTCGCTAGTTTGTTATCGGCCTTACGAAATAGTTTCATTTGCCTTCTCTCAAGTCATATATTCAATAATATTAAAACAACTTACTTTAAGTGCGGTAAATTTTTTAATAAATTTGTCCGCATTTTCCGGTGTTATAATAAAAACCTTTGCTGAACGGCTAATCAAGCCTATATGAAATGTCTCGTAAAACTTATCTCTAACTTTATCGAAACAATCAAAACATACCTTTCCCATATCAAGCCTAGTTATTATTCTGTTTTTATTCACCTTCTGTTTGCAAGCCACACAAAGTCGTTTTGACATTTTATAACCCCCTACCGCCATGTAATTCCTTGAACTTGTCAAAGGAGCCACCAAATACACCATCTGGATAAGCCGTACTAAATAAAGAACTTACTGGAACACCCTCGATTATCTTTTCTTCTTTAGGTCTGCTTGCAGGCAATATATTACTAATGCACAAATACCTAATACAATCGGAAGCATGTTTGTATTCATCACGCTTTTCTATTCTACCACCCTTAGAATTAAATAGGTCTCCCCATTCATGGTAACGTAATGCTTCTGTAGATATAGGGCAATCTGTAGTAATGAATAAAGAATCTGTCCTAAACATTCTGGAACCAGATTCAAAACCTAAGATAACATTGTTGTCGGCTTGTAAAGTGGAGATTCTACCGCCTTGCTCTAAAGCGGCTTTTGATAATTCAGTCCTATACTGCGGGTCCTCTGGGTCTACATATACAGGTATGACAGAGGGAACGTGATCTTCGCCACCATAGAATTCCCTACGTCTACGAAGTATCATCTTTGCCATAGAATCAAACGTTCTCTGCTTATCGTGAAACTCATCAACTATATAAGTGACGCCAAAATCATCTGTAACTGCTGCTATCCAAAAACAGTAGTCAGACCAGCCGGGGTCAATAACTTCTGTTCGCTTCCACCACGATGGGATGGAAGATAAAGGATTAACTACATGCCTTTCACTAAAGCCGCAATCCTCAATCCATATAGAACCAGTCCAACTTACAAATTCACCGAGATACTCTTGCGAAAAAGCTCTGGGTGATAAACGACTCATAAGAGCCACGGGATCTTCTAAGAATGTCGGATTTTCCCAACTCGGCCATTGTAAGGCAAATTCGTTCTTATCTACACCTGATAAAGCTTTCATGAAACGCGGATAAAGGAAGTTATCTTTCCCGGCTGGCGTTGTCGGAACTATTAAATCACCAAGTCTAGTCGATAGGTTTCCTTCTAACTGTGTTTCCCATACACCACCTTCCCCTCCTAGTCCCTGTATTCTAGCACCCTCACATAGAATTAGAAGATCAACCTCCTCTCCTACTATCTGGAACTTACCAGATTGTGCGGTAGAACGACCTAGACATTCGGAGCCATTCGATAGACAGATGCGCATATTACCACCGCTAGGATTATGTACCTTAACGGTGAAGTCATGTGGGTTAGCTTCATGCTCTAAATCTTCTAATATAGCACGAAACTCCATATTAACGTCATCATATCTGGGGCCAACCAACCATATTCTATACGGCCCCGCTATCATATAGGCTCCAGCTTCTTTGGCCGCCCAAGCTGTTTTCCCTCCACGGCGACCGGCACACGTATACCTATTGCGAGCTAACGAAGCATGACATGGTATCTGTTTTCTATGCGGTTCCCATCCTATGTAATCAAACCATGCCCACTTCTGTGCATCTACTATTTGCCTTCTCTTTAAGGAAAGCTGTATACGCGATAAAGCTTTATTCGCCATCGTTTTTTTCTATTCGCAATACCGCATTAACAGCTAAAGTCTTTGCCTCTACTATCGGTATAAGTGCTTTAGCTGTAGCTGTCATTCTATTAAACGCTTCTTCGTTAAAGTTTAACGCCGCCTCTAGGTATTTCTCAGGGGCTATTTTGGTTTCCACCTTTATTCGCTTAGGAGCATCGGGTACCGTTTTTCTCATCACATTAGTTAAAGTGACTATCTCAGAGGGAGAGAATTTGATCTGCCCCAGCAGACTGGCCATCAAAAGCTTTAGTGTTAAATCGCCTGTGGCCGGTAAATCTATGTCATCAGGGTACTGCTCTAGTAAGGCATCCACCTCTTCTTGGCGAGATGTCGCTGTTACTGTTGGAACAAATGGAGTTACTGTTTTAGACATTTGTTATTGTAGACCAGCCAGTTTGTTATGCTGGCTGGTCATTCCCCAAAAGTATCTTGTAATCAATTTTTGTTGTTAGCGACCCATTGGAAACACCCCCAGTATAGGAGGACAGACAAGGAGAAGAAGCACCAACATATTTATATTTATAATTATACTACTACTCCTGATTATATCATAGTTTGTCCAATTTGTCAAGGAAAAAATGAAATGCTTGTAGATGCGCTCATAGAGCGGATGTAGGAGGATGTAGGAGTGAGCAAGGAGTCAAGATGTTGAATTTTTGAAGGCACGGAGTGTCAAGACTAGAGCGGAAGCTCTATGTCGAAGGCGCGGAGCGACAAGAAGATGGATTTGGACAGTTGGGTCGTGACGGGGGGTTTGACCTTAATCGCGCCTATTTAGACCGTCACGACGCCTTTTGTTCCCGCACCTGCAAAAAGATAGTTGTGAAAATAGTTGTGAAAAGGCCTTGACATTAGTTGTAAGTTGTGCTATACTAAAGATAGTAGGAATTGACCTACTAACACTCAACAACTAAAGGGAGTACAAAACAAATGACCACAGTCGTATTTGATCATCCCAACACAGACAGTTATAAAATGTGTGTCGACAAGTCAACATATGAAGAAATCGTCGATCTTGACCTTGATCATGCTATTGCATTACACAAGAACATTAATGCAAAGTCAGTCATTTATGATGGTCTCAAATCTCACGTTATTCTGTATACACTTAGGGAATTAGTATTAGGAAAATAGCACAACTAAAGGGAGTGCAAAGCAAATGAAATATGCAACACTAACATTGACGGACATAGATGGAAACGTGCAAGTTGCAGCTATGGGCGTGTGCAATGAAGCACAGACAAGATTTATTGGATCTGATGAGTCTACGTGTATAATATACTATAATATAGTTGCATGCAAAGTCGAATCATCAGACAACAGCAACGTGCTAAACTTTACAGAAATATATAAACTAGATCATTTCCTTGTGTAACTAAACAACTAAAGGGAGTACAAAGCAAATGAAATATGCTACATTGACACTGACCTACAAAGACAACGGCCCCGATGATCAACTGATCGCTGTGGGTGTATGTGATAACAAACATGCGTCCTTTTATGGATATGAAAAGGAAACAGATCAGTTTATCACATACGATTTGTCAGACTGCTTATCTGGAACATCATGTGATTCTGCTTTCCAGCGTGTGCTTCAGTTTACTGGAAACTATGATGCACATAAACATTCCTAACAACTAAATAAACTACTACTGACCGCTAAGATACTTTTAGCGGTCTTTTTTTGTGCTTTGCTTAAAGGATAGTAGTAGCACAACTAATCACTCGGTTCTGTTTCCTGAAATGTAGATTGCAGATAGATATGCGCGTTTTTTCTGATTAAAGTTGATTTGTCAAGCGTTTTCGCTTTTTTTTCTCTGCACACAGGAATATATATGAATGAGACTCACTATTCCAGAATGATATGGAAATATTCCGTAAGGAATATGAACCAGATATATATATATCTATATATAATAAAGAGTCTCTTATAGTATATATATACTACTTAAGTAGTTTTGCTTCGACAGTTTTTGTCAAAATGTCAATGTTTTCGCGGTCTAACGTCCTCTCATTATAACGATTGTGATAACAATGTTACTTGACTTTCCCTACACAGAGACTGAAACATCTTGACCATTGCCCCCTGCGATAGTATATAATTATACTTTTGATACTTCTGCATATATACTAATAGCATACTGATAGTACAAATATATTCTATCGTAGGGAGCAACGGTCAAGTAGATTCTGACTGTGTGTGGTCAATGTCAAGTAAAATTATTATCTTGACAAGTCTGAAGTTGACAGACTCATTATCACAGATAGATTGGAAATAGCGATAAATACTCCATAGCTAACACAAGTTGCATATTCGGCCAGCGCGAGAGCGCATCTAAGGACAAACTACAGGTCTGTGCTATGTAGAGCATGGCCATATATAGAGTATAATCGCACGTGGACTCTACGAGTCTACGCTTGCGTGCGCTTGTAAAGCGTACGCACAGTTAAGCGCAGTGATAGCTTAAGACAGACATGCAGACAGCACTGGACAGAAAATCCTGGTCTAGCTTATTCCACATACTTTTCGTTTTATTTCCAGAATAATATCAAAAAGGCCTTGACATAGATGATATATTATGATATAATTAAGATGTAACAAGAGATAAACAAACTGTTCTTTTACAACTGAATAGTTATAGTCAAGTCATTTTAGAAAAGGATAATACTAAAATGGCAGTAGAAAAAAAGACTGTTGCGTTTACAGCAGAACAACTCAAGCTTATGCTTTCAAAGATAGATGATTCTGCTTTGTCTGAAGTAGAAAAGCAAGCTATCGGGGCAATGAAAGCGGAAACAGAACTTGCAATCCAGTCGCAGAATGCGGCTATTGCAAAGGAGAAAGCAGAGAACGCTATAGTTGCGAACTTTACAGCTATGCGGAAAACTTTGGAAGCAATAGAGATCCCGGTGTCTGTTGACGTTGTTACGGTATCGCTGGTGCTCAATAACGATAAGAAGATGACACTAGACAGTAATAACATTATCAAGACAACGTACAGTGAGAAAATGTCGTCTCAGGTCAAGGGCGCGTATACTACAACGCTAGATTTGATTGCATCTGTCAATAACTATCTGAAACCGAAAAAGGATAGAAAAGATGCGATTGCTTCTTTTGTTCATGATACGTTTGGTGCTGGTGTCGATAATCCTGAGAAACTGTGGAATGGCTGTCTAGCTAAACGACAATGGATAAAAGAGTCACTAGTATCAATCACTGAGTCTTTTGCGACTGACAAACTCACTGTATTGACTAACGACTGTGTAATTGTCGACGAAAGCGGATCAGCGCAGATCGTATACAACAGTGCGGCAATATCTGAAGATAAACAAGCCCACTGGTCTCTGGTCAATGTTACTCTTGGAAAAGCGGTCAAGGCCAAAAAGGCCGGTGGTGGACGTTCTGGAACGTTCAAGATTGACGTAGATGGAAACAGTTATACATCTACAAAGGAATATATACTTGCAGTTTTTGGAGCAAGCGGAAAGCACGAAAACACTGATTTGATAGCACTGATCGCAAAGCATACGGATGCTGAAGGGGTACTGGCTTCCAGTGCAATCAACTGGACGCAGAAAGCTTTACAGCTAGAGAAGTCACTTCCAACGATCGAGCAGCATTTCACGAATCACAAAGCGGAATAAGCGGAACAAAAACAACTGACTTGACTAAGCTATTCCAGAAAAGCTGATAGATGCAGAAATCTTGCATTTATCGGCTTTTTGTCGTTTCTGGAATTTATCGCTAAAATTCCACGACGTGGACATAGTCCAACGACGTAGAGCTTCCGCTCTAGTTTTGACAGATAGCATAACAATAGCACAAGAGTCTCAGTTTTACAGTTTAGTACAAAAAGTACTATTTCAAGGTGGTGCAAATCATGAAAAACCTATATTTAGTAGAAAGAACCCAAACTAGCATGTACGATGAATATTCATCAATGGTAGTAGTAGCTCCAAGTCATCGAGCGGCTAAAAAGATACAGCCTAGTGGGGATAAAAGAACATGGAGAATAAATATATGCTCAACATATATCGGTAAAGCTGGCGCACAGTTTGATAATGGTGATATAGTAATGAAATGTTTTGTTCCGGGGTAAGCGTAGCTCAAGGGGCGAAAGCCCCAAGCGTATTTAGGGACGTAACGGTTGGAAGTTATCCTTGTTGGATAACAATGTGTCCTATCTGCTAATTTTTAGCAGACTACGCAGACACCAACCACATACTAAAAGGGGATATAAAATGGCTTCAGATGAAAGAATCGAACAGACTGTCGGCAAGGTTACACTAGCTATGGGCGAACTAACGCAGTTGCTAACAGAGACGCAAGAAAGCTACACCGAGTTAGCAAGACTAAATGACAATTTCAGTAGAGATAATGCCAGACTGTACGATGAGTACGAAACTTTAGAGGTTCAGTTAGGCGTAGAAAAAGAAGAGTTGAACATTGCCAACAGTAACGTGGTCAGCTATAAGACAGCCGTCAGTACAGAGCGCAAGCTGCATGAAGAAACAAAGCTAGACCTTAGCGAATTGGAACAAGACTCCAAAAGGCAGGGTGATTGCATCAGAACCTACCAGAAAACTAATGAAGGTTTTGTGCAACAAATTGAGAGGCAAAAAGGGATTGTCGATGAGTTACATAATAAAGTCGAAGCCTTTAAGCTACAACACTCACACGATGGGTTGTATATAGACGCTTTAATCAAAGCACTGCATGAAGCCGATGTAGATATTCCGGTACGACAGAAATAAAGCACTTATCGCCGCCCTAAGCTGGCAGTTGCACTTCCACGCTAGGGCGGCATTTTTATCGGAGTCTAGTTATGGCCAAAAAAGAAGTAGTAAAGAAATCGTTTCACGATGCTTCGGTGCTGCAATTTGCTGAGAAGGTAGCTCGTCGTAACCGGCAGATTAGGCACCAACGAGAAAAACTAAGAGAGTTATCTGATTTTCTAGGTGACGCGAAAATAGAGCCTGCATTACCGGATAGTCTGTCTAGGTGGCTATATAGGGAGTGTATGAAAAAATGAAACAGAAATGGAGAATATTATGGACGATAACCAATACAACATTATTGGTACTAAATATTATCGTTTGTTTGGGTAAGTGTCGCGTTATAAATTTATTGGCGATAGTGTTATTGTCTTTCTCTATTGCCATGCTCCTGTTTTATAAACGCGGGAGATAAAAATGAATGATGCAGCAGCCTTTTTGAAAACAATACGCGAAAAGCAACCAAAAGAGACAGCAGAAAATATACAGTGGTTGATTGATAAAACCAACCACATAAAAAACCTGCTCGATAAAGGCGAACTTAAGCTAACAGATAGTAATGAATTTAATCATTATGTATGGTTAGCGGTAAAAGATATTTGCGATGCTATTAAGGTAATAGAGGAATAGTATTTTGATGAGGGTCTATAATGAATGAATTTAAGGCTAGGCTAAAGAGGCTTCACCGCAAGATATTTCGTGACTGCATATTTGTTGCATTTGTTATAGTTACGCTAATAATAACTATGACAATGTTAGCCTTTGCTTGGGCTTTTGGCACAGAGTTGTGCTTTAGGTTTGCAGCAGTTATTTTTGGAGGGTACTAAGGTGAGGGGAAAACCGATACTACTAGACAAGAATGGCAAACAAGAAAATGCGTTTAACAATCCTATAGAGGCTCTAGCATTTGGCATACAGCAGCTACAAGGCCAACTCAATGAACTAGAGGGTCGAACAAAAGTTCGCGACTACGCCCTTATGAAAGTGCTACAAAAAGAGATGCCCGATATACACAAAATGATAATGGAAGAAACCGTTATCAAGGTAACATTCGACCTTAAAAAACTTGAACTGATAAGTAAAGGTAACAATGACTTTAAGTCCGAAGCCGCCATCAGAAAGCTGTTGGCTAATAACCTGAAGCTGTGGAAAAAGCAAGGGCTTGGTGGTGCCTATAAAGTTGGAGTCAAGCAGTTCGAGGACTATAAGAACGGTACTCATTTCTTGGAGGACGTGTAAGTCATGGATGAACTAAGAGGAGCCTTAAAAATGATCAAAGAGGCGCATCAGTTAATATCGGACACACTGTGGCTTGATAAAAACAATTCGCAAGAATTCAAGGCTGCGCTTTTGGATATAGAAAATGAACTAGACGATACGATGGCAGAGATAACAAATGCAAATAGAAATTAATAAAACGGAGGTGTAAAGTGTTTAAGTATGTTACTACAGCAGAGGGTCGTCCCGGACTAGCATCACTGGCTATTATATGCGATGATAACCACGGCGATTCTAGGCTGACACGGGATATAGGATTTTCATTCTATCATCCCTATAACGAACACAGAAGGGATAACGAGGGACTATTTAGAAATCCTCATTATACTCTGTCACCTTTAATGTTCCAGCGGTTAGAAGCACATAGAGACGAAAGCACGATTAAAAGAATCTTTGATTTGCAGTGGGATGATGATGCACAGGTGCTTTATGAGTCCGGTTTGGCCATGTATGGAACCATATTAAAGATTAAACAAAACGATATGGCAACTATACATAAAGTGATTGATGATTTTGGGTTAGACCTGACTACTATACCTAACCGATTAAGGGATCATCAGTTGCAAGCACTGGCTCTAAATATCTATTTAGGTTATAGCGATAATTGGGGCCAGATGCGGACTGGAAAGACACCGCCTACAATAGTGTATCTATACTCACTTTATATGAGGCAAGAGATAGATGTTGCTATCTGTGTGGTGACTAATAGCACTAAGCATATATGGCACAAAGAATTAGGTAAGTTTACTAATTCTATTGTGCCTGTAGTATCACAGGTTATAGAAGGTACCAAAGCTAAGAAGAAGGAGCTTTGGTATAAGTCAGGCATCTTTAAAATTGTCAACTACGAGTCACTCAGATCGGATATTGAAACCGTCCATGAGTATTTGGATGGCGATGTTGAGCTGGGACGAAAACCAAAACGGTATGCTTTATGTTTAGATGAGTGTCATAACGTAAAGAATGAGTCCAGCCAAACAGCGGCGGTACAGTCTTTGGTGTTCGGTAAGAATAAACCCGTTGCGCTTGTAGCGTTATCAGGTACACCCGTGGCCAATAAGCCACACGATGTAGCCAGAGTTATACAGATGACAGCCCCTGATACTATCGGCAAGAACTATCCCGATTTTATCAGTAACTTCTGTATCACTAATGGCTATAACGGACATTCACAGGTCACTGGCTACCGACGCGGCGCATTAGATAACCTACATAATATTATGGCTAGATTTAGCGTCCGCGCCTTAAGAGAACAAGTCAATATGGAGTTGGGCAAGATAGTTTATCCCGAAGAACTAGTTATGAGTGCCAGACAAAGAAAAATCCATGATGATCTTCGTGATACTTTCAGAACTCAACTTTATGAAATGGATGACATGAGCGTGGTTCAAGTATCTGGTTTTCTAGCGCAGGTAATGAAGCTACAAGAAATAACAGGTGGTTTTATCATAGACGCTTATAAAACACCACATTTCTTGGAGGATAAAGAGAACCCCAAGTTGATGTGGATAGACAACTTTATAAAAGAATATCTGGATGATTGGGGAAAAGTAGTTATTTCCTGTAAGTTTAGGGCGATCATCCAGACTTTAGAAAACAGATATGCCAAGTACGGTGCGACAAGTATCTATGGCGGTGTTAGACCAGAAGAAAGATCGGAACGTATGGAGCGGTTTACGCAAACCGACGACTGTAGAATTATGATACTTAACGCCAAAACGGCTGAGGGTTTAGACTTGAACCCATGCCATGTCATCATTCAGTATACTAAAGATTTTCAACCCAAGGTCAACTGGCAATGTGAAGATAGGATAACCGGTTTCCATCAAAAAGAAGAAGCTACTATAATACCGTTGCTATGTGAAAATAGTGTTGATACTAATTTGGAGGTGATACTAGAACAAAAACAGAAGTGGTTTGATGCCGTAATGGGTGACGACGGAAAGACAACGCCGCAAAGTATTCCCGGCGGTCTTAACATAAGTAAAGATGATCTCTTCGCTTTACTGAGGTGATATAAATGAATACACAGTTGGGTTTTCTGCTGCTATTTGGATCGTGTTTCGTGAGTATATTTTGTATTGTACCACTTGTTAGACTTATGCGTATGCCTAATATGTCATTTCTTGCTCTTGCTGTATATGCACTTGGTGAAGCTCTAGGTATAGCTGGGGCAGTAATGTCATTGAGATGGACGCGCATTGTCACCGAAGTAATAAGGAGATTTAACTAAATGGACGATCTCAAAGAGCAGGTAGACAGGTACATAGAGTTAGTAGAACAAGAAAAAGCCCTTTACGAACTGCATAAAACGGCTAAGAAAAACCGTGAAGCGTTGAGGGACACACTTGCACCTGAACTGGACAACAGAGGTATTAAACGACAGTTAGGGACGAAAGAATCGGGAGTTACTGTTGTTACTGGTGACCGAAACTATGTAGAAGATAAATTTAATTACATAGAGTGGTGTAGAGAACATGGACTGTTTGAGGTATTGGTTAAAGAAGAGCCTAATATGACCAGCCTCAAGAATCACCTTAAAGAGGGAGGTGAAATACCTGCTGGTGTAAAAATGGACAGCAACCTGAGCTTGCGTGTTAATAAAGGCATGAGTAAGAGTAAGGACTTTGATACCGCAGCCGAGGGCTTACTCGAACAAATGGGAGTATTTGATGAGCTTGACAGAGTTAGCAAAAGCAGCGATAAAGGTTAAAGAGGACGTTGTTAAGGCAGACCCCGATGTAATGGCTATAAGCTGTTGCATTGTGGTTAGGGAAAACAATGAGGTTTATTTACAGCCGGTGCTAAAACAGAACAAACTTGGTTATTGTACAATGCTTCAACCTTTGTTTAATGGTGTAAATGGGGGCAATACTTACCAAGTGAAATTGGAGGATAAAGAATAATGGTTAAAGAAAAGAAAGAAGAACTAGCAATAACCGATATTGAGGTAGTAGAAGAGGTCTCTACTGACTTAGCTGAACAGGCTGAGTCTGGTACGGCTATAATGGCTATCTTAAACGCTGCCGCCGACGATCAGTATGAAGCCGGATTGGTAACATTTAAGATAGTAAAAGAAACCGCTGAGTTTACTACTCCATCAACCAACGAGACATTCTCTACTATAGCGGGTGTAATCTTGTCGGTGGAAATAGCACGTTCCCTATGGAGCGATGGTACCCAAGAAGAACAAGACCAAATGGACGCATGGACTGGGAGCCGCCCTATTTGCTCTAGCAGGAATAACAATGGGGCATCAGGAGCTTTAATCAAACCGGTCGATGGTGATACCCCACAGGTGCTCAAAGATATGGTGCGACCCGTTATCGACAACGAGTTTAGCTGTATCTCTTGCCCTTACAATCAGTTTGGCAGCAAGGGCGATGGTAAGATGTGCAAAGAGATGCGTAGGCTGCTAATATGGATACCGGCCAGTCAGGTAACCGGTGTACTATCATTGCCACCGTCCAGCATCCGCAACTGGAAAGAGTATAGGGCATCATTACCTAACAAGCACTTTAGTAATGTGGTTACTGAGATTACTTTAGAGTCTATCTCTAAAGGCAAGAAGATTCAGTATAGTGTGGCTATGTTTACACCAAAGGCGGAAGTAAATATGGTAGAGCTTGCCAGTCTTGCTAAACCCGTAACGTATCAGGGTCAGAAGGTGAAGGAAATAACTGCTATAATGGCAGAGTTCCTTAACCTAGAGATGAAGAAAGATATTGACTATGATACTGATGGTACAACCGTAGCTGATAGCGGTGACGATACCTTCTAGTATGATGGGGGTTGTGGCGGGCTAACAACCCGCCACTAAATATTATTATGAATGAGCGATTTGAACGGTATAAACTGTCATTAAATAATAGGGATAAGGGCGAACAAGAACAAATTGCTGAAGAACTTATAAGTATAGTTGAACCGCCAAAACATTTTCTCAGATTGTTTACATTTGAAAGAACATATTATAATATTGGGTACCCGGATCATTGGAATGAATGGGTAGATAATAAAAGAAAAGAATTAGATAAGAAATTTATACTAGGTATTGATTTTGGCAGTACAGAACACCATTCTACAAAAGAACAAACAAGGGCAAAGACAAGAGGTGTTGGTGTTTTGTATAATATATCGACTTATTAAGGTGCTATCTATGGCCGGCCAGTCAACTTATCTATCACGGACTGTCAACAACGAGAGCGTCTTCACGCAGCGTCTTGATTGACCTTATGCTCAAACTAGCGTATGTCAATTTCAGGTCAACACAGGTCAATCTGAGAACAATTTATAGAGGATATATCATGTATAATAGTGACAGAGAGAGAAAAATATCTGCTACTTACAGGAATTTGTATCATGAAGCAGAACAATGTTATCTAAATTTCATTAAGGAAACCGCTGATAAACTAGAAAGCTTGTCTAATGAGATAGCCAAAGATTATGATTCTTGGACAGCCAGTATACCTGTGCATGAAATAGCAGAAGAAATGAAACAGTATATAAAAACAGTTAGGGAAGGAGTAAAGTAATGCCAAATAAGACTAGAACATTTTATGGTAGGCGTGGTAGCAAAAGCTTTGCTACACTACTATGGGCTTTAGAAAGGCAAACAAAGGGAAAAAAGTTTACAGTCAGGGCGCACAGCGAAAAAGCTATAAACTATTTGATTAGTAAAGGTGTAAAACGTGAGAACATAGAGGTGATATAAATGGTTAGTCAAGAAACGATAGATTTTATTTCAAGTATTGGCGGTAGGTTGGAAAAGGTAACTTTAGATATGTGCGCAATCAGCCTACAGTTACAGCCAGAAGAAATAGATACTTTAGTGGAGATTGCATCTGAGATAAAGGAATTTTTAAAAGAGGCTCGGTATAACTTAAGGGAGAATAAATAAAATGGAATCTCCGATACTGTGGTTTGGAGGCAAAGGGCACTTAACGGGGCTATTAGCAAAGCATAGCCCACCACTTGATAAGTATTTAACTTATGTTGAGCCATTTGCTGGTGGTGCTTCGTACTTCTTTGCTAAAGGCAAATCAGAAGTAGAGGTATTAAATGATAAGTACGCTATACTGGTTGCCTTCTATAAAGTGCTGAGGGATCAGCCGTATAGCTTTATGGAACAGTTATACCTGACGCCGTACTCTAGGCATGAGCATAAAGAAGCTAAGGCCATCTTTAAGACCTCCAGCATGACTGACATAGAAAAAGCTAGACTATTTTTTATTAGATGTAGACAGTCTATGTCTGGTGATGCTAAGGGTGGTTGGAGTTACGGAAAGCAAAAAGATACAGTAGGTGCATGGCTATCTGCTGTAGATAGATTACCTGCAATAATTGATAGGCTAAAGGATGCGCAAATAGAAAACCTAGATGTTTTAGATTGTATCAAAAAATACGATAGTAGCAAAACCTTTTTCTATGTAGACCCACCGTATCATCACGATACGAGAAGCGGTACTAGATATATGGTTGACTTTAATAATCACAGAGAATTGCTATTACTGCTACAGAATATTAAAGGGATGTTCTTACTGAGTGGGTATCATTGCCCTACTTATGATGCGGCACAGCAAGAATTTGATTGGCATTATGTAGATACAGAGGTGGCGTGTAGGGCTACACCTACCACTGATTCTACAGGACTAAAAGGGAAGGGGGCGTTAAAGAACAATCCAGATCACATGAGGGTCGAAGTGTTATGGTGGAATGATGTACTAGAAAAAAGTACCAATCAACTGAAATTATTTGTATAAGAAAGGGAAAAAGAATAATGGCTAAACTAATTATAAAACAAGGTGTAGAAAAAGTTTCAATGAGCCATACAATGCCGATGCAGATAAGTTACATGGCTAAGATAGCCGCATCTGCTCGCGGGGTATCGCTAAGGGAATTTATGAACCTTGCGATTTACAAAGAAGTGTTAAAAATATACAAGCATGATGACTCCGGTATGCTTGCTCAACATGCAAGAATGTATGAGGAAGTTACAGGCAATGTTTTTGATATAGCCTTGTTGGTAGACGATGATGAAAAAGCTATAACACAGGAGGCAGCAAAAAATGACAGCGAAGCCAGCAAAAAACTCAAAGCACTTACAGATTAAATGGTGCCATTATCATGAAGAACTGGTCGACATGGATGAGTGTACCAGTTGCTTTTATGATAGCAAAGTATTGCAAAAAAGATGCGGTGGTGTTCATAATCAATGCCGTAGCGATCACATCGAATCATTATACGCGGAAAGGGAACGTCAATGCAATACAGAGATGTCACCTATGTTGATAAGGATGGAGGTAGGGGTGAATGGTTCAGGGTACCAGCAAACAAGGTAGACGATGCTGTTAAAATCATTAAAGAAGAACAGCCGCTTCATACTTTCGCCACCATACAGACGTTTTTTGCTAAAGAAAAATCAGATAGCGAAGAGTTTATATCTGATTTTTATAGCGACTTTGATGCCAAAGAGGAAGAAGGTATGACATTAGAGAACGCACTAAACGATACCCAGCACGCTATAAAATATTATACCGAGAACCTGAAAATAGATAGAGCATATATCAAGGTATGGTATACTGGCAACAGGGGTTTTCATATTGTTATACCTCATGAAATATTTGGTGCCGAGAAAAGCGACCATCTAAATAAAATCTGGCATACAATGGCAAATAAGATAGCTGGTGTTCTGGGCTTGAAGTCTATGGATATGGTTATATACAGCAAGCGCAGAATGTGGCGCGTAGAGAATACCGTTCATGGTAAGTCCGGCCTTTATAAAATACCACTTGGAATTGATGAGGTGGCATCATTAACTGTAGGTGAAATACAAGACCTAGCCAAAACAGAACAAGTTAGTCACTTTGATGACTATGAAGGTCAAGAAATCCTATTACCCAATAAGCTTTATCAAGCGGCGGTAAAAGAACATAAAGCCAGCTCTGATAATAAAACATGGAGCAAAGATGACATTAAGATTTTTGACGATCCGCCTCCCTGTATAGCCGCGCTATTAGATAAAGGAGTGCTTGAACTAGGCACAGTTAATATGGTAATGTTTAGACTGGCTGCTTTCTTCAAGTCACAAGGTTCCAATAAGATTGAAACTACAGGTTACCTAAGAAGTTGGTGTGTTAATATACCACCATCGTTGACACACAGTATTACAAATGATGGTCACCTAGATTTGAACTCGTTACATTCACAGGTTGGTTATGTTTGCAATACTGTGTATAACAGCGATCAATATGGTTTTTCTTGTGCTGGTATTAAGCAAATTGCAGGTATGGAAGATTACTGTACCGAAGAATGTCAAAAGTCATTAGATACAGAAACAGAGGTTGGTTTATTTGATGCTTTAGACGTACAGTATTTGAATACTAGGTTATCTATACAAGCGGAGGCTGTTGGTCGCAGAGATGATACCATAGCTTATCCTAAACAGATTACGGCTAATTGTAGCCCAACAGATACAGCCAAATGTTCTGGTTGCCCGCTGTATGGTCAAACCGATGGTCTGACTATAGATATATCCGCTAAAAGAAAAGGTATATTGTCATTCATAGAACCATCACGTATGGACTTGACAGGATTGGTAGGTGCTTGTCTTGGACTACCCAATCGACGTACATGCTCGCATTGGTTCTACAAAGTTGTTGAAGCCAACTGTGAGATAATATTTTTATCGCCAATGGTAAGTAATAATTTTGAAACAGGTGATAAGTATACGCAGCAAAGCATTTACTTCTTAGGCAAAGGGCTTGAACCAAATAAATCATACAAATTTTCTGGTTATCTGCATTACAATGCGAATAATCGAAAGCTAAGATTGGTTATGGATAAAGCCGAGTTGCTATCCGACTCATTATCCAACTTTAATGAAACAGCCGAAATGAAAGAAGAAGCTAAAATATTTCGTCCAGACAAGAACCAATCAATAGAAGCCAAGCATGAGGATATAGCTTCTGCCTTATCGTATAATCATATAAGGATATGGGGCCGAAATGAATTGGTTAAAGCTGTTGACTTAGCGTATCACAGTGTAAGAAAATTTAACTTTCAAAGAGAGTTGGTCAATGGCTGGATAGACTTGCTTGTCATAGGCGATACCGGTCAAGGTAAGTCTACTATAGTAGAGAAGTTTATGGAATACTACGATCTTGGTATGAAGGTAAGTGGAGAGTCTGCCGGTAGAACTGGTTTGTTATGGACAGTACATATGAAAGAAGGCGACACACCATATATAGTATGGGGTGTATTGCCTAGATATACCGGTAGATTAGTATGTATAGACGAGTTATCAAATCTGGTAGAGAACGGTGGCTTCAACGAGTTAAAGGATGTTAGATCATCGGGGACAGTGACGGTAGCCAAGACTGTGTTTGGTCAGGCTATGTGTGAGACAAGAATTATTTGGTTGACTAACCCAGTAGAGCATAAAAGCATGGGCAGTTATAACTTTCCTGTGTTGGCTATACAGGATTTGATAGACCGTAGAGAAAATATAAGACGGTTTACCTATGCCATAGGTGTAGTGTCAAACCAAGTAGAAGATGAGGTTATAAATGAAAACATTAACGATATACCGCCTGTAGAAGATAAGTATTCGGCTCAGGTATGTCATAACCAGCTTATGTGGGTATGGAATCTACGCCCTGATGACATTATAATATCAAATGAGACGGAAGATACCATACTTAAAGTGGCTAACTATATGTGCAGAAACTACATTGCTAAGATACCTTTAATAGAACCCGGCGATTTTAGACTCAAGCTTGCTAGGGTATCCGTGGCAGTGGCTGCTAGAATGAATAATAGAAGCCTTGATAATAAATTAGTAGTTACGCCAGACCATGTGGAGTATGCCTACAATTTTATAGATAATAATTATAGCGATAGGTCGTTAAACTATAAACAGTATAGTGCCACCTATGCTGGCTATATGCTGGACGATGAGCAAATGGCTGATAGGATAACAAATTATACAAATAAGTTTGAAGAAATGGGCAAGAATATAGCCGAATGGATTGTCAAGAATCCATATACTAGCCCTAAACAAATTTCATCGATGTATTTATATGATATAAAGGAGGTGCGTGATTGCCTTAGCTGGCTGGCTGGTAATAAATTCATAGAAGATACTATTCGTGGCTCATACTACAAGAATGAATTAGGGGTGATGTTCTTTGAGAAACTAGTTGGTATATCTATTGTAGACCCATCGTTAAGTATGAAAGAAATATTGAGTGATGATGAGAAAGGGGATTTTTAGTAATGATTACAAGGCTTGGGCGGGTTAGGCGTATTGGGTACAATCGCAAAATAAATTCCGGTGGCCTTACCTGCGATTATTGCTCTTGGGGCGTAAGGGATAAATATATTTATACTAAGATTAAATTTGGCAAGAGAGTAAGAAAATTATGTCGAAGTTGTGTATGGCATGAAGTATTGCTATATGAAACAAACGAATATGCGGAATGGTATAAAAGATTATCAAGAAAAATAAAAGAAATAAGAAAAGGGGAAGTTTTAATATTGGTAAAATGATAATGATACAATAAAAGAAAGGGGATTTTTAGTAATGGCTAAGAATATTTATTGCACCAAAGAGTTAGCAGATAAACTTAAAGCTGGATGCTCGGCACAGATGCAAAATGATGATATAACTGGTAACAATTTTGCAAGTAGTTTTTTTGGTACAAAGATTATCGAGAAACCAGATAAATGGTTTAAGAATTTTAAAACTAAAGACGGCAAACAAGTAAATTGGATTGAAATAGATGAATCAAAATTCAAAAGCTACGAACTCATAGCGTTGTATTGAGAAAGGGGATTTTTGATGATAGATAAAATTATCGTAGGGCTTATTTATGCTGTATCGGTTTGGATGTTCTTTTGCGCGGTTTTACATACAAGGGGTTCCAGAAATGAATCTAGAATTAAAGCAACTAAAGATATTGTTAACCGAGTATGATAAACGGTATGAAATAGCTAAACAAAAGTTTGATGACCCAGAATACTTAGCATGGATTAGTACCCACGACAAAGACTTCTGGCCTACAGCAGGTGAGTTTGTAAAGGCCAGACAAGACAAAGACTTTAGGAGTTTTCGTGTTGTATATAGAGAAGTGGCTACAGCGTTACAGCCCGTATGTGGTTGTCCTTTAGACCCATTGCCTTATGATAGTAGAAAAGAATATAGGGATAGATTTGTAAAGGAGAACCCTGACTGTACCATAGAAAGTAGGTTTTAGTTATGGAGATTGTATTGATACTGGTTGCGTTTATAGTACCATTTTGGTTTGACTGGATAGATAAACGGAGGGAGAGAAAATGAGTAAACCTTGTTTCTGCAAAACTAAAGAAGAATACTATGTCAAGAGGCTTGCCAGCCGACTCGTTAACGGTCATGAATTTCTTATTATTGGCACAAGGTCATTTGTAAAAACACACCGATCTAGTTGCGAGAACGTACCTAAACGGAAGGAGAGAAAATGAGCGGCTATAGTAAAGCTCAAGAGTATAGACTAAAGAGGTACTTTGAGAAGCATCCGCGGTGTGAATTGTTAAAATACTATGGGTCTAGGGAGGCACACAAGGGTGACTTTTTGGTAGAATGTGATGATGTGTTACTTAGGGTGGATCATAAGAGTACCACGCATGAATACCAGATGTCACTGCAATCAGACTGGATGCCTAAGCTGCTTGGGTATTGTAGTATGGCAGAAGATGGTAGCATACCTGTTATAACAATGTCATTTAAGAATTGTCATAATTTGTACGCTATGTATTATTGGAAAGAAGAATATAATCAGACCATGCACACTGTACTAGGTGCAGTATGCTTTGAAAAGAAAAGCACAAAGGTACTGCTGCAACATATGGATTCGGCATGTGCTATAAAAGACCATTACTTACCAGCCTATTACATAGAGTCATGGCCTAGCTACGGTTTGTGTATCAATAAGCTAGGCCACTTCTTAGATGATATTCATTTGTTGGGGGGTGTTACCACTTCATAGTAGGTGCTTTAAGGCCAGAGACACCTTTAAGTATACCACCAAGAACATTTTTCTTTTTCTTATCGGCTACTTTCTTTTGCAGAGGGCGTCCAAACATAGGTGTTATATCATTTGATTCTATTGATTTCATGATGTCTCTAATAATTAGGGGCGGTAACATTGGTAACGCCTTCTGCAATTCATATCTAGCTGCTTTTGTACCACGACCTGCCGACATAGCAAACAAAGCTTGTACTGTACCAGATAATAGTTGAACACCCGGCGATGCAATAGACATAGGAAACGCGCCGCCAATAGTTAAAGGGACTGCACCACCAGTTAAACCTTCTTGTGTTGGTCTTAGTGTTGGTCCCGGTGCTGCATGTCTCGTAGCATCTATACCAAGAGCCGCTCCACCGGCTATTATTGCCTGACCATTAAGCCAATGTCTAAACATTCCCATTCTCTGCCTAATGGATAAAGACTCTCCTGCTATACCCTTTCCATACAATGCTCCATCCGCCAATGTAGGCAGTACGTTATAGAAATAGTTTGACGGCCACGTACCAAACTGGAACACCGTTTTACCAACTACGCCACTCATAGCATGTGGCATATCGTATGGTCTGTAACCATATTGGAAAGTTTTTGTAGCTAGATTAGCATAAGTAACCTCGTTACCAAGCTGTCCATGCCTTACTGCCCTGTTAGCAGCCTTGAAGAAACCATCTACATCCAACCTCGGATTGCCAAAATCTCCATACTTTCTTACTATATCTAACTTGTCTTTATTGCGAGCTACCCGATGATAGAATGTAGAGTTAAAAGTACCCTGTACATTAGGTATCTCGTCTACCTTCCTAAAGCCCCACATACCTGTTTGTTCTATTCTTGATAGCATACCCATATCAAAGCCTTCCATAGGTGTTCTATTAACTAGCAACCTACAGTTGTCTTTGACAAACGCTCTGCCATTTTGTGTCCATAAAGATTGCTGCCCACTAAAGAAATCTTTATACCCTGTTATGGCTATAGGGAATGTGGACTGTGTAAGGTTTCGTAAGGCGGGACCCGGCCTGTAACTCATTGCGCCGCCATATACTCCACGTCTCCATGCGTTGAGAAACCTTTTAGTTTCTCTCTCCTGTATCTGCCAATGTTTCTTGCCCGGTAGCCAATTATCTATAGCATCTATTCTTTTAGATAAAGCTTGGAACTTTGGCTCAAGCCTTGCTTCAAAAGGAGTAATCTCACCACGCAAGGTAAATTTAATAACATCATCGGTACGCTTTATTATTTGATGGTCACCAGTTAATTTAGCATATTGCCTAGCTTGTTTATATGTAGGCTCCCAATGTATCTTATATGACTCCATGTGTATAGCCGACATAGTAGAAGCATTAGCGTTATAAGCTAAAGGTAGATCATGCTTCAACCTATGTTTTAACATTGATATACTAATCTTAGTATTAGTGGCATGTTCATACTGCTGAACCATCTTAGCTATTAGATACGGATCGGGATGTTCTTTCATTGCTTCTAGTTTAACCTGATGATAAGCATAGTTTTTGTATCTCGGTAACGGCTTACCGCTTTTGTCTACAGGCCACAAGTTCAGCTTTACTAAATCATCAGCTAATTCATCGGTAATAGTATTGGCAACACGAGCCGCCTCTCTCAACTTCTCTACCTTTGCATCCGGTATATTATGGTACTTAATAAGTTTATGTGCTGCATTATCTGGATCACCCTCAGCTAGATGATACACCAATTTCTGTGTCAAATCATCATCACCGACAATCTTAACTTGGTCTTGCCACAAATCAGTCAATCGCTTAACGCGCCTAGTATTTTCAAAGTCTGCTGATTCAAATAGCTGGCCTATAATCGGCACACCTTTTCTTTTATACCATGCCCATATAGGAGTGAAGTCATCTTTGAATGGCATAAAACGCCATGTAGATTTAGTTGCTTTGATAGGGTTCTCATAGAAATTCATCATATCGAATAAAGTGCCCAGTTCATCATCACTCAACAACTCCATTTTCTTCCAGCCTTGACCTACACCCTTAGCAAAGCCTTTGCCTGATGTATCTTTCAATCTGCCTAATGTAAGTGTATCTATTATCTCATTGACACGTTTTCTACCTGGTGCATCTGTTATCTTGTATACATTCTCTAGGTACTTCTGTCTGATAACTCTGCTGGAAGCCATGTAATCATAATAACTTCCATTCTTGATAGACTTACTCATAAGTGTTAAACTACGCTTTACAGACGCATTACGCTTTCCACAGTCCACTAGATGTTTCTGCTCCAAGAGTAAGTTATCATAGTCAATATGCGCTGTCTCGCGTGCTCCTGCTGGAAGTATGTCATCAGCTATATCATCCATATTCCGCATGACCTGACGCACTCTGGGTAGGTCGGCGTCGACCTGTTTAAGTCTTATTCTGTTGACCTTACTAACATTGTCTATATGCCGAGATAAGACTACATTCTCATCTATCACTGTCTTAGCTTGTTTTAACATGGGGCCGCTAGTACCAGAACGACTAACCCATATCTTATCTCTTGGATCAATTAAAGATGGCTTGCCTCTTGGGTACTTCTTCGTTGGTCTACCCATAGCTATATCGCCAGTTAAATTTATTGCATCATCAGACCCTTTGGTTAGTTGCCACCTAAGCATATCATCTACGTTACGATGGCGTGTATTTAGATTAACTACATCATCCATCCAGTCACCGAATACATGACCCTTTACGGGAGGTAGCTTCACTTTATCAAACACAGCGTTAGCATAAGTTTTCGGTATACGCTTAGCCATAATACCAGCTGCTTTATCTGATTTGCTGGCTGCTCGTAATGCAATAGGTAATGTTTTTGTAACCTTTCCAGCAGCGGTAAGTAATGCGGTATCTACAAAAGCATCTAATACAAACTCACTGGCAAAATCCACACCAGTTTTTGGTATAGCTAAGTACCAATGGTCATTGATAAAGTCGTTCATTCTCTCAGTACGTTCTGTACCAATAACAGCTTGATTGACTAAATCTGCTGGTGACCAGTATTCCTCGCCATTCCATCCATCTATTAAGCCATCAACTATATAGTTTGCATCAAACTTTATGTCTTTACCGGCAGCTTTTACATTTTGTATTTGTCCGGGTACAGTCCAGAAACCCTTTTTCAATATACCTAATTGTTCTGTTCTTGGTCTCCTAAACTCACCAATTTCTATAGCTCGTTTCATTCCCACCTTAACAGAATCTATAGGTTTGTTAAGATACGATATGGTTTCTACAAGCTGTTTGCTAGAGGCCACCTTCGCTTGAGACTCATCTATTACACCTTGACCATAAGCTTCAAATGGCGCAGAAACAATATCTATCATAGCTTGGTACCAAGACGGACGCGAAGAAGAAGCAACTGATGCGGTGTTCTCATAGGGGTATGAGACAGCCGCTTCTTCTTCTATCCGCCCGGCGGAATCAGATATGGACGGCAGAGGAGGCAGTGTAGTTTTGGCATCATCAACAGGGGGTGTTATGGTGGGGGTAATGGGAGACTCTGCCGTCCGTGTACTTTCAAATATATCTATCTTGCTTTCTGTTTCTTCAAAGATTGCTATTTTATTAGTACCTTCAAATATATCTATTTTACTTTTACCCATTTATACCACCTGTTATTGTAACATAGACTCTATGATTTCTTGTTCTTCTTTGGTATACTTAGACTTGACTTGTTCCCATCTAGCCTTTACTGCTTCTTTACCTTGCTTGGCTATTTGTTCTTCCATATACACAATGAACTTTTGAGATTCCTCAGGTAATTTATCACCTGTTATATCCATTACCGGTCTTTTCAGTATAGGCATTTGCTGTGGAGATTGTGCTGGTTGTGGGGCAACTTCACCAATATCCATAGTGGCTGCGCCAGCAATCGGATGCCAGAAACTTTTCTTTATATCAACAGTAATTGGTATCTTAATACTTATTTTGTTACCTAGCTTACTCGTTTCGGTTTCTATTTGAGCGGCAGTATTTTTAGCAATTTGCATAAAGTCTTTCTTTTGCTGTGGATCATCTGCTAGCATTGCAGATGCTACATAATGCTGCATGTTGGATACCAACGACATAACATATGCATCACCGCTCATAGTTGAGTGAAGCAACACTTTAATACCGGCACCATACTCCGCAAGGTTCATAGCAGAATCGCTAGTAAATTGGCGGAAACCAATCTCTGTTTGTCTATTTATAATAGCCTCTTGTTCTGCCCATGTCTGCTTTCTTGTTGCTAACGCTTTTTTATCTTCTTCTAATTCATACATATCGGCATCATGTTCAGCTTTTCTGGCAATATCAGCAGTTTCGGCTTGCGTCTTTTGTAAATTTGCAAATGCTTGTTGTTGTTCCAAGCTTCTCATAGCCTCTGGGTGTGTTGCGTTATAAACCTCTACATCCCTAGCGGCTTGATTAGCTTGCATCTGCAAACCAATCGCCACCTTGCGTACATCGGATGCCTTTGCTAAGCCACCTTTTAATTCATACTCTTTGGTAAGGATGCCCAATGTACGATTAAACCCCCGCTCCTCTGCCTGTTTATCTATATATTCTTTTCGCTTTGCAACCCTTATTTCTTTTTTGGTTTCTTGTCGTACTTTTTCTGCTTCTCTTTCAGGTTCTTCTTCATATTCTTTTATAGTTTGCTCATGTTTTTCTATATTTAACTTAACATCAGCAGCTTCTTTGGCCGTCATGCCTGTCCCTTTTTGTGACAGTATTGATAGCTTTTGCTTTTCTATATCTAACTCAGTTTTCTTTAGCCCAAGTACAGTCTTTTTATATTCTTGATCGGCTTCTGATTTTTTATAAGCAATGTAACCTTTAGCAACATTGGATATAGGGGATTTCTTTACTCTATATGGAGTAGCCTGCATCTTATCCACCGCCTTGCATCATCATTATGGCTTGCATTATGGCTCCCCAATCCATACCGCCTTGAGAATCCAGTTGGGCTTGGTTAAACGCCCTTGATTCATCCATACCTTCTCTTTGTAAGGTTGCACCCAAATCCGTACGGTATCTATCCATAGCGGTCTTGGCCAACAAATCACCAAGTACGGTCTGCATCTGATTACCAGCTTGACCCATAGCCGCCATTCTCTGGCCACTTTGGAATCTACCTGCACCAGCAAACTCTCTATTGATAGCTGGCATTGTAGTATTCATAAAACTACGGTTCATCATGTTCTTATAAAACATAGCCTGCTCTTTAGCGGCTCTAGCACTCTCGGCACCAAGGGCGGGTCTAGTTGGGAACTGAGGCTGTGACCACTTATCTGGAACAAACCAATTAACCAACGGGACTTCTTCTAAAGCTCCTGCTGCCGACCTACCTACTTCGTCCCAATATCCGGCCATCTAATTCACCTTCTTTTCTGTATAACGCTGCCACGGTGTCTTTACTTTTCCATACCCAACAGTACGTTCCAGTCCACCAACAACCTGTTGCAGCGATATAGTTCTAGCCGTTCTAGTTTTATATCCGTAGATTCTAGTTTTCTCTGCCGGTACTGCCATGTTAATGCCTCATTCCTGTTTGATATATCAAACTAATCTCATGTATGATTAAGTCAGTATCATCCCATGATAATCTAGGTGCAAAGAAATCCCCTCTTGCGCCTCTAACAAAAGATAACCATCTATCACTATCCTCATAAGTTAAAGTGCCTAATTCCTCCATCCAGCCATCCTCATTATATAACTGTACACTAATGTCGTCACTATGATTTCTACCATGTATAATCAAACGACGAGCCATGGCCTCTATATCACTACCACCACACTTAGCATATTCTGGCTGGAAGTATTTAGTAAAGTCCTCATCGCTATCCTGAGTGCCTGTATAGTATCTTTTTATCTTGTCACCCTCACTACCTAAACAGCAGTTATTGTGGGTAACAAGAAAGCCATTTGGGTTGACATTAGTATCACTGCCTTCCCATCCATCTATACCTCTATTCAAATCAAGCACTTTAGTCAATATACCGGAATGAATTATATAATAATTATCATGTATAGCCGCAACAGAAGCAGAATCTAAGTTAGTTATATCATCAAAGTTTTGACTCAAGCAAGTAATACTATTCATGGTCAACTGGTATATATGACCATCAGCAGCCCTGAATATTAGTGAGTTACCCCACGACGCTAGGCTTCTAGGGTCTTTACAACCTATCTCTAATCTATTCATATTACCAGTAGCGTCTGTTAAAGCGACAGCAATAATAGGTGTAGCTACGGTAGGGTCACCAGTCCATTGGTATATACTATGCTCTTTGAATATAAACCTAGTAGTCCCTATTGCCCCAAGTCCTGTTATAATATCTCCATCATCGGGTGATATATTATCCCAATTAGCAACAGGCCAATAGAAGGGTTTACCAGCTTCGCTATAGGCTATAATACTAGGGTCTGTATCTATACCTGCTCCATACAAATAACCCTCATGCCATAACAGATACTTGACTTTAGGAGGCTTTGTTCTGTCTGTAGTGTCATAAGCTGTATTGCCAGTTACATCATCTGTAGTATCATTGTATGTATAGCCAGCAGCAGCAGCATCAGCTATAGCGATAGTAGCTACCAAATAGTAATCAGTAGGGATAACTGTAGGGGGCGTCACAACGTCTGTCCTGTATATCTTGTAATGCGTGACCTGAGAGTCAGATGTCTGCGTGTAGGTCACATCTACGTCTACGCTTCCACTCAATAAGGCCGTAGCTGTGGCCTGTGTGCTGGCCGCTGATTCCTTATTGTAAAGATCAGCAGCTTCTCTATAGTAAGTGTATTTGTAATTACACCAGTCAGGCCCCGGCGTATTGACTACAAATGTTGGGATAGCAGCAGGTTTGGTTATACCCGCATCGTATATATTATTACAATCAGTAACCTTTAATTCATTCTTTGCATTACCAAAAAATAGACGATCAAATACTTTAGCTGCATATATATCTGTATCTTGTAATGTAAACCCCGGCTCTATTTCCGCCTGAGCATCAGCGGCTACATCATAGTAATACACCTTATCATCAAATGTAAATACAATAGCATACCATATAGTACCACCGGTACCATACTCTCTACTGTATTCATAAAGTGCTTCTATTGTTTCGCCGCCAACTACGGTATCCTTCTTAAAGTCTTTGAATATAGCTATACCGGCTCGTGGTCTTATATCGCCGCTTCTGGTTCTAATGTTAGAACCATAGCGTACCATATTAAGTGCGCCTTTGCCCATGCCTACTTTTTCTAGCGTGACTAATCCGCCATCAAATCTTTCCCAATTTAAGCGTCTCATATCTTATCACCAAATATATTTGCCAGTAGGATCGGCCAATCTTACGCTAAAGGAAGAAGCTGCATCGGATGGAAACAATCCTTTGCCGCCACCGGGTTTAGGCCAACGAGTAGTAATTAGCTGGTTAATTGTCCCTGCTTGCATATCACCCAAGCGACCATTCCATAAAGCCTCGAATGTACCTTCATTCATGCCATCTTCATCATCATTTACTTTAGAACGCCAAACCATATAGTCAACTATATATGTATGAAATATAGTATTGATATATGGCGTATCGTTATCATTAACTAGCGTAGACGGTATAGACCAGTAAAACCAATCCATTGTATATTCATCGTTTGGAACAGGATAAAACCATAATTCCTCTCTAGCATCAGTCGGCCAGAAATAAGCGTATATGGGATTGCTCTCTTCGTCAGGGTCAGTTACAACCCCATATACTTCTTTAGGGCTATTAAGAAAAGTTATATCCTGATTGTACCCATCATCATAATGTAGTAGCTCGTTAGCTATAAAGCCAACAGGGGGTGTATACTGCTTCTGGCTTTCAACCGTTGTTAGTTGTGTATATGCCGGAGTCTTTGTTATACCGAAATGTGCTGAGATAGATAACAAGCAATCATTAGCCAATGCGGTAGCCAAGGTATCTGTCCAGTATTCAGGGTCTTTAATTCTTGCATGGAACCTATCATGTATCTGATGAAGCAGCATTTAACCCACCCCCGATGCTGTACTCTGTGGCTTGTGCCAGTTGGTAAATCTTAGCTCTGTCTCAGCGTAGTTATAAAGGTCTAACTGATGGTATTCGAGGCCACCAACAGTACCAATATAATATCTTAACTGCGCTGAACGCAGACGTGATCGCCATGTATCATAGTATTCCCATAATAACGTAGGCATGATTTACCCCATCTTAAAAACTTCTGCTTTCATGTTCTGTTGGAACTCACTAAATCTAAATTTTCTAATATCCTTCGGTACATATATTCTCTGCTTGTCTACCCATCCCTGTACTGCTTTCGGGTATTTAACATTCTTGCATTTGACCAAACGCTTCTTTTGCATTTCGTCAGTTATAGGCTGGATATAAGAAGCCGGTGGTTTAGTATCTTTAGGAGCAAAGAAATTAACCGGCTCGTTATCTTCGTTAATTGTATAATCTTCAGGACAAGTATACTTACCATTAAGTATACCCCACATATAATGCCATGCGTTCTTCATCTCCCATTTTCTTGGCAACGAAGTATACGAACAATGATGAATATATATGTACTGAGGATTGTTTATATCCCTAAATATTTTCTTTTGGTCTCTACCACACAATGCCATACTGGCATATATTGGTCGGCCATCTTTGGTTATATAGCCAGCTCCATCAGATTTGAACGGCTGCACTTTATAATAGTCTGTACCATCCACAGGTATTCTTAATTGTCTAGGTATGCCATGTGTAATATTTTCACTGTTAAGTGAAAGTCTTTCCTTTACCCACCCGGCGGCATCCAAGTTCAGAAAGTACCCGTTGAACCAATTAACAACACCTGTACTTATCATTATTGTATCATCAGGCCAGTTATTTTTTAGGAACTCTATTTTACCATAATCTTTCTCCCTAACAATCTCATCGGCATCCATCTGCATTAGTATGTCAGAAGTACAGGCTGACCTAGCCGTTGCTTTACTTATTCCATCTATACCGGGATTACACCAATCGAATTTCTCTATTATTACTTTAAGCCGTGGTATTTCTTCTTCTAGTTGCCTAAGTTCTTTTATAGTACCATCTTCAAAGGTACTGTCTGTTAGTATAACAATCTCATCCGCTATCGGCACTACAGAACGAATCATTTCTACAAACGGCATGTCGTATTCTACACCGCGCACAACATAAGTATATACCCCTAATGTCTTAGCCATTATATAACCCCCTAATTATACTAGTTTCTTTTTCCAACCGCAATATAAAATGATACATTCGCACCAGGATTTATTATTATAATCTTTTTTATTTCTACTAATTCACTATATCTATTTATCACCTCATCCACGTTATTAAAATATCTAACATGACCATCACTATCAAAAGTAGGCACACTAAATATAACCTTAGTGCGTGATGGTATATATGATAAAACCTCAAGATCATTAGTTATGTGCTCTAAGGTTTCTAATAAAACGGCTACATCGTATTGCCCAAATCCAAATACTTCTTTATCAAGCAGATTACCCGTATAAAACTTATCATTATGGTTTAATTTTTTAGCAATCTTTATAGCATTATTACTAAAATCTATACCATAAGAAAAATGATAACCAAACTGCAATAACAAATTAGCAAACTGGCCTGAGCCACAACCAAAATCTGCAACAAACTCATTTTTATTTATTTCTTTAATAACTGTTATCCAATTATAATAATAATTATGATCCTCATCAGGTATTGTACTATGTCCACCAAATTTACAATACATATTATCATAATAATTACAATCTCTTTCCTTATCAGGTTTTGTATACATTACATTATTTTTCCTATAATATCTATAACATAATTAACTTGCTCGTTTGTCATCTCTGGATAAATTGGTAATGAAATGCAATTAACTGCAAGTCGTTCTGAATTTGGTAAAGATTCGCATCTAAAGGTGAACTCCTCATAAGCATTTTGCATATGTAATGGTATTGGGTAATGTAGTCCGGTTTGAATACCTTTAGTTTTAAGGTTTTCTGCAACATTATCCCTGTTATCGACTTGTACTACATACAAATAATAAACATGACTTACCTTAGAATCAACAAAAGGAGTTATCAAATTTGTTAAATTAGCGAAGCCTTCTGTATACATTTTAGCTATTTCTCTACGCCTGTCAGTCCACCTACTAAGATATTCCAATTTGCATCTAATAATAGCGGCTTGTAAATTATCCATCCTAAAATTATAACCAACAACATTATGAATATGTTTACCGCTACGGCCATGCGACTTAAGTTTTCTAATACGTTCAGCAACAATATCATCATCAGTAACTATAATACCAGCATCACCATAACCACCTATAATCTTTGCTGGCATAAAACTAAAACACCCGGCCTTGCCAAAACTACCAACATTTTTTTTATTGTATACAGCACCATGAGCATGGCTGCAATCTTCAATAATAGTAATATTATACCTAGTACCAATATCAATAAAGGCATCCATATCAGCAGGATGTCCATATTGGTGAACAACCATAATGTACCTAATATCGCGTTTTTGCTTAATCTTATCTTCTACTTTATTTGGATCAAGGCAATATGTATCTTTATCTATATCTATAAAAATCGGCTCAATACCAAGCAAAACTGCTGGCTCAACACTTGCTGTAAATGTAGAAGGCGAAACTATCATTTTGTCTAACGTATATATTTTTTTATTCGCAGATTGTAAAGCTAGATGTATCGCCGCTGTACCGGAAGCAACACTTACCGCATATCTTGTTCCACAAATAACAGCAAATTCTTTTTCTAGTTTATCGGTTTCCTCACCAGAAGTAAAAGCACTTTTATTTATAACGGTTTGTATTGCGTTATCTATACTAAATTTTATAGTATCGTATTGAGATTTAAGGTCTACTAAAGGTACTATCACCATTGATAAAACCCCCTACCTGTTTTCTTTCCATAATTACCGCTATCGACTAATTTTTTTATTGTAACAGCAGGTTTGTATACCATATTACCAGTTCTATTATAAAGATTAGTCAATATAGTATAACAAACATCTAGTCCTATTCTATCAGCTAACCGTAACGGATTCTCTGGGTGACTAAGGCCGTTTACAATCGCACTATCAATCACCATTATAGATACGGTATCTAACATATTGGCTGCTGTATTTATTAAAGTGAACAATAAAGCATTTACTATAAAACCTGGTGTATCATTAACTACAATATAATTATAACCTACACAATCAATAACATCAATAACTTTATCTATTACGCCTTGTAATACAAATTTTGTTCTTACTATTTCAACAAACTTAATGACATCAGCTGGGTTCAGGAAATGCACACCTACAAAAGAACGTTTACGGCCACTCGATAACGCCAGTTGCAATACCGATAACGAAGATGTATTGGTGCAGAATATTGTATCTTCACCACACATGGCATTTAATTTATAAAATAAACTTTTCTTAGTATCAAAATCTTCAACCACGCACTCAATTACCAAGCTAACATTAGCCAAATCGTTTATATTGTTAGTAATATAAACATTGTTTAATATTTTTGAGGTGTCATCTTTAGTTATTTTATTTTTCTTTTCGGCTGACAACAATCTATTAAATAACTTTTTATTAGCAATTTCGGTGCAACCTCTTGTTAACAACCTTACTTCCATCCCGGCATTAGACATACAAGAACTTATACTAACCCCCATTATTCCTGTTCCGATAACACCAATTTTACACATTGTAAGGTCGCTCCACCAAGCTATATGGACAGGTAAGTTGATTGACATCTTTAATATATCGTGCAGGGTTCCCAACTACCACAATATTTGCATCGACATCTTTAACAACAACAGACCCAGCACCAATAACAGAATACTGACCTATACATACCCTAGGCATTACTACAACCCTAGCACCTATAATAGCCCCATTATGTATCACACATCCACGCATACAATCTTTAGCTTTTTCGCATTTAGGATGCCATACATTTGTCAATACAGTTCTGGGACCAATCCAAACGTCATCTTTAATTGTTGTATAATCACCAACCTGAACACCACTATGAATCCTTACACCATTACCTATTTCAGAATAACCTTCAAGGTCAGCGTAAGAACCAATTTTCACATCGTTACCTATCGTATGAAACTCACGAACAAGCGCATAATGACCAGTAACAAAACCATCACCAATAATATTACCAGCATATATTATGGCACCAGAGCGTAAATGACAATTATCACCAATAATTGTTTTACATTCTCCAACGGCCTTGCCATTAGGTGGATAACCTATAACAACATTATCTTCTATAATTACATTTTTCCCTATATGTACATTAGGATACCGCATTTTTATTTGCTATAATCCCTTCTATAAAGTCTATTAAATCTTTACCGGCATATTCATAGGAATACATTTTAGTATTATCATTTACCCATTGTAATGATTTGGCTTTAACTTCATCACAATTTGTGCATATATAATCTATATGCTCAGTTACCTTCCTAGCCATGCTGAAATCTAAATCTCTATTCACATGAAAATAATTATTACCATTAGAATCTAGGAAACTAAATCTATCCAAATTGGAGGCAATCATTGGGATACCGTATAACATGGCCTCATAACAAACTACACTACCCGGAAAACAATCAGGTGTATGTATATAAATACCGGCATATCTCATCAAGCGTTGAAAATCTATGGATGGCAAAGCGCTATATTCTTCAATAACAACACCTTCTTTATCGGCATAATCTCTATAAAGGTTAAACATATCATTATAAAGATTAGCATTTACATCATGAAAACTATCTTGAAGTAAAAACTTAAATGTTCCATCTGGTCGCTTTTCTGCACACTGTTTCATAACAATTTTAATAGGCATTTTAGATTTTGACATTATGTCAGCCAATAATCCTATACGAAGCCCCCTATCGGGATGAAATGTTCCTGCTATCAATATATATTTACCAAATTCTTTTACTGGCTCATAAAGTAATTTCATGGCTGGAGGAAATAAATGTATAAACCTATAATCTATTTTCTGTTCGTTATGTCTTATTATAGCACCACGATAAGCAAATTTTCTACTATATATAACTCCATCAATATCTAAGCCTGCTTGTGCGCCTCCATTGGCAAACAAAAGATTGATAGTATTATAATAACCTTTTCTATTATAATATAACGGTGGTGTATTACCACAGTCCCATATACAGGCATCATACATTGACAAATCAGAAACATGAGATGGATGTATAAAATCAACATCTATACCATGATACTTTAATGAATCACCAATATTGGCTACGATTTTTCTTTCAGTGAGAGTTGATATATCACCACAATATTCTACGCATATTAAAACTTTCATTTATACACCAACTCCCACTAAGTTATAATTATCTAAATTTTTGTAGCCATTACCACATGGGAATCATCAATAATATAAAAATCTTTGTATAGCTTAGAATCCCTAATATGTTCATTAACCGCTTTTACTACTGTATCATTTTCAATTTCTGGGTGGTAATCATCAACAAAAATTGTTCCACCAGATATAAGCAATGGTGTCCATGCAAATATACTAGCAGAACACGCCTCATAACCATGATCATCGTCTACATATAAAATCCTTACCGGCGAATTCAACATCTCTGCTGCTTCTGCCGAATGAAAACCAAGCCTTCTTACCCAATCAAATACACCAAGAAAAAACAACCTGCTATCACATTTACCATAATGTATCAAATCGTTATGAACAAAAGGCCATATATCCCTACAGAAATAATTATCTACAGATATAACTAATTCCCTACCTGCAGTTTTACTACCTGCTGCAAACCACGAAGCACTAAAGCCTTCCCACATACCAGTTTCTACGATATAGCCTTCCCCATTACCATCTTTAGCACAATCAAAAAATAACTTAGAAACCTCAGTCGAATAACCAGTACCACCAGTATGCTTCATCCATTCACGAAACTCATCAAATGTTACATCAAAATCTTCTTCTGAACTTGGTATTGGGCTTGCAAACCGCCTAGTATTCGTTGTATACCCGTAATAATGTATAGCGTTATAAGGCCACTCTTTTTTATTTATATTATAATCAGTAGGAAATTTATTTATTATACCAGCTTTAGTCATTTTCTCAGCCCCCATGTACTTGTTTTTATTCTTCCACCCGCAACATAACATAAGAAACATTTAACATAGCCTTCAAATCTTCATGTATATCTAAATGACCTATCGGTAACCATTCTCCATCTACACCATTTAACGTCATCCACCTAGCATAAGATTTGTGGCCACCAAGTTCTCTCAAATGGTGTAAAACACAAGCATCAATTTCAATATTATCAATTATATTACTATAATCATTTAGTTCTAATGGATGATGAAATAAAAAGTAATACTGAAAATACCTAAATATTTTACTTTTTGCCGGGAACCTGTGCAAAACAAAGAAATCTTTAAGGTCTTTTGATATATCGCCATTATTCAAATAATCTAACATATCACGACTACTTTTTACACCAGCATTATCCCATAAAAGCCTAAATTTTATGGCGTCATCATCGCTAATATCTTGCATTGACGGATCAATAAATGCTTGTTGTATATCACACCTAGCATAATCCTCTGGTATCTTGTAATGAATATATGGTTCTGAAATATCAAACTTATTCCATACACTAGATTCTCGTTTATCATCACATAGCAATTCATAATGGCTAGTACCGGTATATACTATCAAACCATCATATAGAAAAAAACACTCTTTACGAAATTGCTCATCATTATTTTTAACATTTTTGATAAATTCTCTAATAGTATGGTTCATAACACCATCTATATCAACAATAGAAGCAATTTTACACGACTTGTAACTCTCACCGTTATTACTAGCCTCAGCATAACACCGAAGCTTCTTGAGTAATTGTGGCGTTGGACATTCATCATCATCCATAATAAATATCCATTCGCCCTCTTTGGCCTTGTCTAGCAATTCGTTATGCTGTATAGACATATCGTCTTGCCATGCACTATACACCACATCACAACCAAATTTATTATAAAGTTCCCATGACTTGCACTTATCATCAGCCTCGCATACTCTAATGTTGTCAAAATAACCAACAGTATGGCCTAGTAGCCTAAGCATACCCTCATAATTATCCTGAGTGATAACATGCATTGATAAAGTGATATCCTGTTTTTTCTTTCGTAACCGCATTTATCGTACACCCCCTATAACAAACCCATAGATATATTTACTAACTCTGCAACATTAAATGGGTCAATTCGTTTCATACATTCCGCATCAACATTCTGTGGGCAAATACTTGACCAACTCATCGTTGACCAATAACAGCCAGCGCAATCAACCTTAGCGTCTATCATTGTCATACCGGGATACCCATAGAAACTACCGCAAGTGGGGCCTCTTAGTACAAAAACATTGCTATGATGTAAAGCATATGCAAGGTGCATTATACCGCCTTCGATACATACAACAGCTTTAGCCCTTTGTATTATATTAAGTAGTTCGGGGATAGTTGTTTTTCCAAGCAGGTTTTGCTTAACTCCACGAATAGACTTATCGAACTTAGTACCCACTTGAACCACTGGATAATTTGCATTAGCAACAAAATCACACCACTTTTTATAAGGCCAACTTTTCGTTTGGAGTTTACCGCCATGAAGTGTATCTACCCCATTAGCAACCAGTATATACTGATAAGGTAGTTTGGGTTCCCACTTTTTAGTATGATATATCTCAGTATCAATAGTATCATAAGGTAACCCAAGTGTCATGTCTACCATCTGAACAAGATTAAGATTGTATTTCTCTAATTCATTCAGTTTTAATGGATGATAATTATACCTATCTTCCCACTCAGTAAAGTCCTGCTTTATTATATTATTGTTCGACCATTTACCAATACCGGTTTTTATTAAAGCCGCTATATCATAACTATCCGCAATAGATTTAAGCCCTTTGTCTACCGGTATAGCATTACCAACATTGATAACTTGATCTATATGTGGATTATCTATAAATAATGACTCATAGCCCCTAACAACTATATCTACTTTCTTACCAGTCAACTCATAGACTTTCTTAGCGTGGTCAGTAATGGTAATCGTACCACCCATACCCTCCAATAATACAATAGCAATATTAGAACTTTTAGTTTTTAATAATGACTTATATACCGGTTCGCTTTTACCTATTGGTTTATCATATAAATAATGACCCATCTTTGATTCTATATCGTTCCAATAGAATGATGGGTACCTAGCATTGATACATGGAACATATTTACATGGTTGATACCAACAATGCTGCCTACTGCATTTATCAAATAATGGAGATGTATAACTAGTTTTATATAACAACCTGCATTTGGGGTCTGTAGCTCCAAATATACCATATACAGGAACGCCAACGGATCCCATTGCGTGAATACCAAACGAATCTACACCTATACCTATATCCATCAAAGACATTATAGCCCATACTAGCCTTACATCACCAAAATTTACATTAACGATATTGTCAAGCTTGCCATCATATTTATAATTAAGGTCGAATATATAAACATATCCGCTAAAACGTCTAGCTATATGTTCTACAAAACTTCGATACTTTATGTTATCATCTACAAGCTTAACAGCCTTTGTTGTATACCTATAACTCCTATAATCTTGCATAGCCCGTAAATGTATACCAATATTTTTATAACCACTCTTTATAAACTTTCTAGCTGTATCACGCTCCTGCTGCGTGAATTTGACATTGTAATTATCAATGCTGAACTTAACTCCTATAACAGCACAAAACATCTCCTGACGTGACCTATAGATGTTCGGACTGTTCTCTACCTCATAATCATAACAAGGACTAGAAAGCTTATATACAATACAATTATCATATTCATGATACAACTTACTGGAATTTTCTAAACACTCTATATAATTATCGCCATCTATCACCACTATTTCTAAGTTATCAATATCACTATATAACGGCGCAGGATTAGCTAAAGTGTGTATTATGTGCTGTTTATTTGGTCGCTCCTTTATGGATGCGATTATAGCCGGTCGTAGCATTATGGCATCGCCGAGACCGCGTTGTACTCTTTCATAGATTACGGTATCAGCTACGGAAACATTACTTCCCCAATTATATGCTCCTGCGTTCCACCGTCCAGAGTTATCGCTGTGTCCAGAACGTGTCTCCATATCAAGTTGCCCCCACTTGACGCATCTAAAAACCCAATCTCCTTAATGGTATAAGATGAGTCCCCTATATCGCTACCCGCAATAGTAGCGTCCCCTATACAGCCTTTATTATCTTGAGTAACTTCCGCTAAAACCACTCGATAAATTTCTGCACCAAGAGCCTCGTCAGATGAAGATTCGGGTGTATCGTCTGTACCCAATGCGATATGAGTAATAAGCTCTTTTAGCGGTGTAGCGTTAGCTAAATGCGATGCTATTCTTCTTTTTCCTACGGTAGTTAAGGCCATTAGCCCACCCTCCGCCTCGTATATGCTATTGTATTTATACCTGCATGTAGCTCATTATCTAATTGTTGATTAATCCAAGACCCTACAGCAGGATCGCTCATAACCCAATGACCATCATCACTAGAACCAGTCGGGCTAATATTAGGAACATAACCAGTATTGAGAATAACCCAATGAAATGCGTTCATCAAAGAAGTATTTTTGCCTCTTGCATCAGGTTTTATTCTTGGCCTTGTACCATCTATAACTACCGGAAATGGTTTCCAATATGGAACCACGTCTACCGAATCCAGCATATCAGCAGTTATATTCCATTGCGCTACCGGAACCAAACAATTATCAGGTACCCTATAAGGTGGCTGCTTATGGTAATATAGTAATGATAACAAATCATTATCAGACTTTACTATACGTTCAAAATGATTCAACCTATCTTCAAGTACCGTAGCAGGATTACCACTAGCATCAATCCTAACAGTAGAAAATCTTGAATACCTAAAATACACAGGTCTAAGACCATAAGGTTCTATTATATCACCAAAATAAAACTTTCCTATCGGCGGTTTATCCCCCGCCTTGACTTCTATTATTCTCGGTTCTATTTCTTGTTTCTTTTCTTCTGCCATAATTGAGCCTCCGAGCAGGAGAATCTTGTCTCCCGCTCAGTTAGTTGAATCTATGCTTCATCTACACCAACAGTACCAAGAGACACCGGAACAAAGTCACTTACAAGATCAGCCGAACCAGCGAAGATCGCCTTACCAAGTATAACGCCCTTGACAAGATCACCGGCACTACTATTGATAAATCTTGACAATGCAACGGTTGCACCATCAGCATCATCAGCAGCAACAATACCAAGACCAGCCGTCAACGCAGTAGCGGCCTTAATCATAGCACCAACCATATCAGCTTCAAGACAGAACCAACCCCAGTAATTATCTGCAATGCCGTCTCGTCTAACAACTACACCGGCGAAGTCTTGTACTTCAACATCAGCCGTCATAGGTATTACGTTACAGCGGGAACGTATTGCAAACGTATCACCAACTGCCGGGGCAGCTGTAAGCAACTGATCGGTGGCTGCGGTCTGTACGGTAAAAGTAATATGATCTTCGTCGGTATTAAGCTTTGCACGAAGCACCTTACCCCATTCACCCTCAGGGGCGGCACCAGCGCCACCAGCATCATCAGTTATACGAAGAACGTCATGCTCGTTTTCATCTTCTACAAATGCAGCCACAGTACTATATACCGTGGAGGTAGTACCGCTTACTACAGTACCAGTCCAAGATTTGAAAGTAGCACCAACTCCTTGAGTTAGTGTACCACCAGACCTATTGCAAGCCCATACAAAACGAGCTTTACCATCACAATATATATTACGATAAACACCTTCACCAATCTTAGCATTTTCCCAGCGCCTTGAACCGGGCAAAAAATTCCATCTTTCCGGGTTGGACTTAAAATCCGCATCGGAAAGTACGGCATCCAAGTTTTCTGGATATGTAACCTGAGCCAATTTCTGTTCGTGGCCATAATCTCTAGCATTTCTAACCATTACATATCCCTCCTTACGAAGCCCATGTTGAAATGCCTGTCTCGTAACCCATCTTACGAGGCATCAAACAAACCCATTGGAATCTAACCACTAGATACCAAGCTCTACGCAGCGCATTATACGGGCTTCTGGGACCAACCCATTTGAACATATGATCTTTATCGTAATACAAACGGTAATACTTGAGGTTAATCATTCTCATTTCACCAGAAACAGCTCCCATTTCCACTGTATCGGAAATGATAGGTATTCCTCTAAAATGCGGAACCTCATATCCAACATCAAAATTACCATTTGATTTGATACCTATATCAGTTTGGCATCTAGTAGGTATCATTTTGTACCACAACAACGTCTGCAAATCAGTTAGCAACATCAAATCAGACGGGCTCTCGTTCTTCGCACAACCCTCAAAACATTCATCCAATTTATCTATAATATAAGCATACTTCTCACTTATATCACCAATTTTACCAACTGCTTGTGGCGTTGCACCAGAAACTGGGTTATCAAGACTGTGAGGCCCCACTGTTTCCCCATCATCAAACCATACCCTAGCCCAATAGTTTGTACTTCTTGGGAAACCCATGTACGTTCCAGTTGTAGGCGATGAAGGGATATGACCAGTAATACCAGTAGGCTCTTTAGCACTATCGGTACCATCGCCCCATGCTACAACATTAAGTGTTTCCTTTGTTGCCTGTGTTAGCGAATCCATCTTGGCTTGCATTATATCTTCAAACTTGCCTTCACCTGAATTCATCCACGTCAACAAATCTTCGATGGTTACATCACCAGCACCCTGTTTAAGTGTAGCATAGCCCCATCCTAGTATATCTTTGGGCTGTGGGTTAAACGTATCATTCAATCCCCACCATCCAAAAGAATCATTCTTATCTTTCACGAATGGAAATCGAATCCTATGACCACCAGATACAGCCTTTTTATACTTACCATTCAGAAAAGCCTGATATATTGGAATATCCAATATAGTCTGGTTCATAAGTTCGGTTTCGTATTTATCTAACGTAGTCGCTATTAGCTCATCAGTCTGGCTCTGAGTCAAGGTTTGTGACAACAATGACTTAGCCAACATTTCAACAAGCGATAGTAACATTCTATACACCTCACTTATTCATTATAAATTTTGTGGTTTCTGCCAAAAGTTCAGTTATACTCCGTCTAGGCTTACCTTCCTTTCGTGCCTGTTGTGCCGCTTCTAAATTATCTACGGAAGTAGCAATAGGATTCGTTACAACAGAAGTACCTCCGGGTTTAACTGTAGGTACTTGCGGCTGTTGACCAGCGGCACTCTGTACTGTTGCCGCAGCGATCGGTCGCCTTGACATAGAACCTTTAACAATATCATAAGCATCCACCATTGACATACCGGGATATTTTTGTAAAGTGAAATCAATGGACTTTTTATACTTCTGTGGGTCATCCCAACCTTGCTGCTGTGCAGTATTTATTAAAGCCGTCCACTCTGATTGTGATTTAGTACCACTTATCATTTCCTGCATAGGTGCTAATTGTTGAGCAAACTCTTTACGCAAAGCATCCAACTGCCCTGCAACATTTTTAGATACGGCGTTTCCTAATCGCTCAAACGCTTCACCTCCCTCATACTCATCAAAATTTACATCTAACTCGGCAGGCACAGTTGGTACCTGCTGTGATTCTTGTAATTGATTATGCCTATTTATCAAAAAATTCTGGAAATCAGCGTCCCCCGTTAGCGTATCTAGCTGTACAGCCTTTTCGTTATTAAGGTTAACCTCCTGCTCCAATTCCTGTATTCTAGCATTTAATTGTATACTAGCATCTTCCTTGGTTGATTGAACATCTGCTGGTGTTTCAGTAGTATTATCCTGTTCTTTTTGAGCACCAGGTGCTTGAGTACCTACTGGTATTTCAATAGTATTATCCTGTTCTTTTTGAGCACTGGTTGGCTCTTCACCCTTTTGATTATCTATTGGAATACTATTATCCAACATTTTTTACAACTCCCTTTCCCTTGATAAACTCACCAATATAAGTTTTCAAATGGTCATAACCGCAATTACTAAAGGCCAGCGTCAACAATGTACGCCATAAAATTTCGCTAATCCGGTATTCCAATACCATGCCATGCACGCTGGCTACTAGAAAACTTAGTACAACACTAAATATTGCACCAAAACGTCTACGACTAATATATTCTGGCGTCGTACGAATTACCAATTCGGTAATAGATACAACCACTACAGCATAAATAAATATCCATTTATCAAAAATATCAGCCATTTATCCACACGGAACCTTTCGTAATAAACCATAACGCTTAGTAACATCTATAAGATGTAAAGCACCTTTTTTAGTAACTATCTGAACTAAATCGCCAAACGGGGTTAAAAATATACCGCGACCCCATACAACTTTTTCTGTTATAATTTTATTAGTGCATCTATCATATAATCTAAATGTCATGGTATAAGTTTATTCTTAATAAGGTAACATCCTATTATAATCAATACAGGAACCATACCACCAAGTAACCCCCACATACCACTCTTAATCTTAAATGCGGTTTCTAGTCTGGCTAGCTTAACCGCTATATCTCCAACATCGCTATGTATATCATCAATTTTATCATATATTCTATTTATAGTTTCATTATACTGTACCAATCCTACCGGTGAAGAACCATTAGTCGTTTTGCCCATTACAAAACCCTCTCACATAATTTGCCGCATCGTATGAATTGCCGCGTTTGTCCTTGCCACTGACAGCTATTACCTCTGGATATTTCGCAGGATAATAACCATCACCTTTATGCCCCATAGCTTTCTTGAGCCTATCGAGAAACCAGTTACGGTTTCCCTTCGCCGCTACTAACGTTATCCCTGCCTCATAAGCCTCCTTGATTGCATCATGTACACCGGGTAAGTCATTATCCACCTGTATGCTCATAAGGATAACGTCAGGCTTCCACTCAATAGCTTCCCGTATGCCCTGTGGAAAATCATTACGCACATTGATTATCTTCGTATCAGCGTTGACTATTTTACGCATTGCTAACGCATGGTCGCCATCAATGTCTAATATCGCTACTCTCATGATTGCACCTATTCATGTATATCCCACAACTGGTCAGAATAATAACCCGGCCCCTTTATCGCCGTTAACGCCGCGCGGGTGTCGTTGCGGATAAGTGATACATCGTCGATGTAGAATGTTGCCGCAGCACCAGTTGAATAAAACCAAAGACCAGTGCTACCCTCTGAGTAAAAAGATATACAATATTTCGTCCATGTATTCCCAGTTATATTCATACTCGATGAAGGCAAAAGCGTGGCGACCTGCAACGTTCCAGACGTAACCTTTGCAAAAAAGCTAACTGTATGATAGCCTGTAGCAACACCTAACGTTCTGCTAAATCCCTCATTATTATTACTAGCGGTTACTTTCTGGCTTTTGCTACCACTATGAACGTCGGTTGTTTCTTCTGACGACCACCCGCTTCCAGCCCCATAACTAGTCCAGCTATCGTTCAGGCCGGAAGTAAACACACCTTCCATTCCACCGTCAGGGATAAGACTCGGCAACACTTCCATCTTATCACAGTAGAACTCCGCATCATTCGCGCCAGCCCCTTCGCCTGTAACAGCAAAGCTGACAGTATGCGCCCCGTCTTGGTCACCGGCAAACGTGCCTTCAAACATCTTCCAATGCGTTTCCGCAAAGGTATCTGTGTTAGCACTGGCGATTAGGTTGTTGTTATCTCCCGTGACTACCGTTGATGCAGCGTTGTCATCACACAGCCAGTAGTCTTCGCTGTTCGGCCATGCTGACGGATTTGATGGGTTGTTGTATAAGTTGGCTATTTCGCCAGTGTCTCCCATTTCACCTGCGGCCATGATGTCGGCGGGGTAGGAAAAAACAACACCGCGAGCCTTGCCGATAAAGGGCCAAGCCCCGCCGGTTCTTGCGCCAAAAGTAAAAACAGATGCCGTCGTTAAAGAACCAACATCTCCGATAGTTCCTGTCTTGACATCGGTATCAACAACAGTATCAAGATAGACCTCACAGTTATCAGCATTGTCTCTATCTATTATACTTGTAATATATCGCCATCCAGTCCCGCGAATATCGGTAGTTCCTTGAAGGGTGTATTTATTACTACCGTCGTTAATCTCGATCACTATTACCCCGACTGTGTTAATATAAAAACGATACTTTGCGCCTTTGTCAATAATTGTGCATGTATCTGTTACGCTAGAGGCGATATTTACCCATATACCGATACCAATATCCTCAGTCGTTATGTCGTGAACGGTATTATTGGCGGCAACAGCGGTATTAGACCCGCCAAGATTAAAGTCTCGGTCAAACTGGTTATTATCACCGAGAGCCTTCCCGACTTCACGACTCACGATTGAGCCAGCACCGTCGATGTTGTAGTCGATAACTGTGTCAGGGTCTATGGTGGGTGTTTGCGTCCATAGCCTGTAATAGTAATCCTGCCCGTTTTCTAGCGTCATAGCTGGAAGCGCACCGGACTCATCATCATCCGCTGCCACATAAGCCAGCTTCAACGACTGCGTACCAAATTTAACAGTTGAACTATCCTTAGTCGGTGTAACATTGGCATCAACTGTAATGTTATTTACACCAGCCGTCTCGAAATCTGGGTCTACTACAAGATTGCGAGAGATAAACTTATTAGTTCCAGATACCGCCGCACAGCTATCGTCAACCGTGATTGTGCTTCCTGAAGGTGTGCCGTCTATACCAGTATAAACATTATTTGCAGGGTCATCATCATCGTAGACTAGCACCTTGTCCCCGTTTATCCAACGGCCAGTAACGTTGTCAACAGTCGTGAGCGTTACTGTTGAAATGCTCTGAATCTTCTGGCCGAAATGGTGATATACCACTGACGTACTATCATCACTCGTGAGCATCAGCAGCTTCGTGTCGGGCGTTACCACGAAGCTGTCTGCGCTGCCTGCACCTGCGGCGTAGAGTGCGGTGACTTCGGCTGCGGATAGGGCGCGGTCGAGGATGCGTGTTACGATGAGGCCGTTGAAGCAATAGGTGGTATCAAACCTCTCACCCACCGCAACCGCATTACTAAGGCTGCCAAACACGCCGGGCTGTACGGCATCAACCGTATCGGTGGTAGCATTTTTATATAGCACAACGTAATTAGTGCCATCAACAGTATTGTTTTTATCCCATACAACAACTAGGTGTACCCACGAACCAGCAATATCACTGGCAGAGGTTATATGAGAAGTATGGGTAACGCTATTAGAGCGGTACGACAAATACCAATAACTACTGTTTAATTTATAAAAATGTATCCAGTCAGCAGCAGATGGCTGTATACTAAAGATATAATGGTTTAGCCCATCATCCCCATTCCAGCTTGGCCTAATCCAACACTCAATCGTCCCCTGCGTTGCTGACAAGCACTCCGCTATCACCGCGCTGTTCAACGACGCCGAGCCGGTGCTGTATTGCAGGTTGTCCTCACCGAAGATGTGCATAGCCTTGTATGCAGTAAGACTAGCCGGTCTCATAGCATACGTCGCCCAATAATTCTCTATCACAAGCTCCTGAGCAGATACAGATGTGACAACCAGTAGCAGGACTATAAATATAGTTAGTTTTCTCAACATGATTGCCACCTCCCTAATACTGGCCGTAGTAACTTAGTTCGACAAAGCCAACCTTGATTTCCTCACCAGCAGTGTCTTGCGCTACATGGAACTTGAACGTTACTCTTTCGCCAGCAGAATACGAACTACCGGGTTGTAGTGCAGTTGACTTGATAGTATCATCTGAATCAGGCGATACATCAGAACCGTTGATAGTAGCGTCAACATTCTTCCCTTCATCATACATAGTCAGCGTTGCCGTTGCACCAGCAGCTTCGTCTGACTCAGTCAACACCGTTACGGCTAACGCATGGAACGACTCAAAATCATCAGGGATTATCCAGTTGAACCAGAAATCCATGTCATCATCAGCGTCATTAGGAACCCACGCCTTAAATTCTATCTGGTCAGTGGTGTCGAATAGGTTATTACTTGCGCCTACATTATCGCCACCATCACCCACAGCTTGCATAGAGTTAGCATGTATAGTAACATACGGCGCACGTTTCGCCCCACCTACTCGTACCATTCCAGTCGAACTTATAGACACATAATCCGCATCAGTACCAATCTTTAACCATCCATCAGCAGGGCTGATAACGCCAGTAACATCACCATTTATAGTAGCTTCGCCATCATCTGCAACGAAGTCGTCGAACTGTGATGCTAATGTACAACCGGTATCCACTAAGTAACTATGTGATGTACCGCCACCATCGACAACATGAATATGGTTATACATAGAACGTACAGTAGCAGTACCATCAATATAGTACCCATAACCAGTATTACCAGCACCTACTGTAACATGAATGTCATTATCAATATTTTCATGTGTCGTGCCTGTACCTACGAGGTATCCGAAGCCAACTACAAGCGTTGCCGTAGCATCATCAACAGTCACCCTACAGCGATACTTAGTACATTCACCCGTTACACCGGATGCCTCATACGCCACAGTGGTTGCAGTAGCGGCATTACTGCCATCAACATCTATATTAACTTTACGCAGTTCTATATTTGCAGATGCGCCTATACGCACAGGGGCTTTAATACCACCAGCGCAGACACCTGAGTTGTTATATGTTATCGTACCACGCACTACCTTTACTGTGCCTGTAGTGTAAAGACACGAAGGCTGCTGTAGCTGTGCTAGTGCGGCAGAACTGGTAACGGTCTGGTGACAATCACGCAAACTCAATGAACCAGAACCGGTTATCATGTCTTTAGCTGTAGTCGGAGCAGACAAAGTAATCTTCATATCAACAAT